TAAAACAAAGTTATCTCCATAACTGAAAGGAGCAAACTTACCAATACCATAATAACCAATAGCAGAATTGCTTTCACGCTTTGTAGATTCGCCGTAATAGCAATAAAGATTTTTAATATCATCAGCAGAAAGGCCATTACCAAAATCTCTGATAGTTAAAGTAGGGTCTAGCTTGCTAGGAAGTTTTACTTCGATAGGACGCTTGCTACCAGCTTCGATATTAGCGTCTTGTGCATTACAAGCGATCTCACGCAAAACTGCGAGAGGCTTGTTGGAATACAACTGATTGCGAAGAATGTTAAAGATATAAGGAAGTCCAGATTGCTTGATTCCAAAACTTACAGAATCAAAACTATCAGACTCTACGACTTTGATTGGCTTTTCGATTAATTTCATATATTGAATTTAAATTGATTTTAAATCTGTGTCAAATTTTATTTTATTCGTAGCTATCTCTGTCAATAGCAATCACATAAGGAAATCTTGGCACATCGTCTGGCGTATAATTGAAAAATTTTATTGTGGCTTTCTTACCTACTAATTTATTTTTGTCTTTGAGCAGTTGAGCGAGGTAAGTAAAATCACCTTTGATATTACTTTTAAACGCTCTGCCATTTTTATTTTCAAACACCATATATCCCGCAGTCCCTTTTCTATTACCTTCGCCTTCAACGACTTGTTTAATCTTAAATTCTTCATCCATAAACTCTTTTCTTTTAAGAAGATGTTTGCTACGCTTATTCTCGTAGGTTCGATCTAATCTAACCATTTGACCCTCATAACCATTTTCCATATACATTTCGTATGCTTGAGTTAATTCTTTCTCATTGTTTACTTTTAAAGTAGTAACAACAACAATACTAATGTATTTTCTTTTGGTAAGAGCATCAGAAAATAATTCATACCTTCTATAAAAAGAATCGCTTTGATCTAGTATTCCAATTCTAGGTGCATCATATACCCAATACTCAATATGGTCTGCACTTTCTTCTAATTCTTCGTCAGTAGGTTTTGATCTTTTAACAAGCGAACAAATTTTATTAAAATCATTTGCAAACTTATCACAATATAATTCGCCATCTAAAATAGCGTTTGGATAATCTTTAAAAAACTTTTCTAGATTTTCTCTAATATGAGGAGCAGAGATAATAGCTTTACCATTTCTGCTAAACATACCATCTTTTGTTACAATACATCTAATACCATCTAATTTAGGTTGAGAGAAAACAGGATAATTAATATCGTGATCTTCATACTTGTGAGCAAGCATAGGCTCAAAGTATTGAGTTTTATTAATGTCTTTTACATTTTCAAAGTAACCAGACTCTAGCTTTTGTTTTCTCTTTGCTTCTGCTTCTTTGATTGCCTGTTCTTCTGCGGTGGTAGCATTTGCTCTACCAGCATTTTTTACTTTGCAATCCGTCCATTCATTTGTAATTTTATTATCGCTATCTGTATGTCCAGAAATTGTGCGATATTGATTACCTTTAACTTCAATAGTCCACTCTTGAATTTTTCCAGTTTTTGTCTTTTTATAAATTGTAGGCAACTTCATAATTTCAGTCTATACTGAATTATCCAAGCTGTCAAATTTTGTTTTTTTTTGATTTAGAAGGAGTTGCGACTTTCAATAAACTCCAAGTGCCATCTTTATTATCGTGCCAATCAATCGTATCACCAGTTTTCCAGCCAACCTTTTTTAAAAGAGAGTTAGGCAACTCAACATATAAATAGCCATTTTCTTCTTTTATTTCAAGAATATGAGGAGTTTTAGGTTTAGATTTTTTCATTCTATATAACCTTGGGGTTCAATATCTTTAAATAAATCTTTTAAGTGTTTTAAATCTTCTGGTGGTGGGTCAAATAGATTATTCATCTAGGAGTTAAGAAAGTGATAACTTTTCTAATCACAGGAAATCTAATCCACTCAATGAATCTTGTCGCAAAATAAAGTTTTCTACTAGCATACCATCCAAACCTATCAAGAGGCTGAACATAATAATTGTAATAAAATTTATAAACTGGACATTTCATTTTATTTTTATGGGTTTCTGTTTCTTTATCCCATATAATTTGCTGTTCGATTCTATCTTTAGATGAATATTTAGAATAATCTTTAACAATAGTTAATTCTTTAATTACTCCATTAACTACAACGCATCGCCAATCTGGATAAAAGTCAGTTCCATCAATAGTGTCTCCATAAACAACACACCCAAAAATAAAAGTGCCAGTATAATCTTCTCTCCAAACTTGCTCTTTTTTATCTTGAACAAATCGTCTATCTAAAATAAAAGCAAATCGGTTTCCTTTATTTTTAGCCTTTTCTTCGGCTGTAAGTTCTTCGTAATGACCTTCTATTTTTTCTTCAAACAATTTATTATCACGAAGAATAAAAGTATTTAAATAGTTTTCTTCTAGTTCTTTTGTTTGATATTCTTCATCACGCCAATTACGATTAAGCGTTTGTAGGGTAGCGTCCAGAGGAAGCTCCTGTTCTACTTTAACATAATTAAATAAGCCCATATACTATATATTAGTCTAAATTAGCCTCTTTGTCAAATACAAATTTTTGGCATCCTTGATGCTCAAAAGTTAATAATCCATATCTGTGACTATTCTTATTAGAGCATACTCCCCAATCGTTTCCTAACTCTCCTTTTAATTGTAAATAATATTTGCATCCCATAGAACAATCTGGATAATTTAATTCTGGATTTGACCACCTTTCTACCTCGCCAAAAGGTTTATAATCTTCTGGTAATTTTTTAACCATATTTAATAATTCATTATGATTCATAGTTTAGTAAAAGATTGTTCTTTCATTTTTAATTCAAAATCTACATCTACATTATGTCCGTATGTGTCGGGCAAACGAGTGGCGTAATCAGCGTGTTTGCGTGGGTTTTTATGTCCAACAATACTTTCTGAATAGTGAAATAATGGAATATGATTGCCCCAAGTAATTCTTGCAAGATGAAATGCTTGTTCCTCTGATAGATTATCTGGATGACATTTGTGATGAAGATAATCAAAGGTAATAGGAATATTAGATACAGAATGAAAATACTTCATAAGTTTCTTGACTGACCAACAAGTATCTTTGTCATCGTTCTCAATAACTAATCTAGACTTTACATCATCTGATAGTCGGTCAAAGTTGCTCATAAACTTTTTGACAATAGCATTTAGATCGCCCTTTGCATTATGTATGTGCATATTCATCGGTGCGTCATAGTTAAGAGGACAACCAATTTGCGTCATAAACCAACCATAGTGATTTAATTCTTTGATTGTTTTATCTACTGCATTGTCATTATCACTAGCAAGAACATTAAATTCACTAGGATGACAAGATATGCGAACATTAGTAGATTGAATTAGTTTCTTGATACTATTGAATGATGCAATTATTCGAGTATAGTCTGGTAAATATTCGAGTTTAACATTTGCTTTATCATAAGTAATAAGAGGAAATAAATCTGATGAAAGTCTGTATGTATGATTGCGGTCAGCACAATATTTAATATAATGATATGTTGTAAGCATATTATTAAGTATGCGTGAAGAAAGAGTAGCTAACGCTTCTTTTCTATCCATCGCAGAGAAGCGGGCATAAGTCATTGTATTGAACTTAATAGGTTCTTCTTTCTCCGCTAGAGATAATACGATACAGCAAACACCTTTACGCATTATTAAATATTATACTGGATTGTCAAATTTGTCAAGCGATGGTTCAAAATATCCCGCAGAATTAATTTTTGTGGCTCCGTGAAATTTATATTTGATCGTAAAATCATTTGGATGAATTAAAGAAAGAAATTTTCTATTATTATCATCTTCGTAAAGATAGTATTCTTGTCCAATAATACATTCAATTCTACATTCAAAAGTATCAACAAAATTATTCCAATCGTGGAGTTTTACTAAACTATCATATTCTGTTTTAAGTTCTTCTAAACGAGTTTTAATTTTTTTGTTTAAATTTAAATGTCTAACTTCTTGTAGCTTATTTAAATCTGCAAGTTCAATTTTTGGTGCAGAATATTCCGCTATATATGAAGAACTTGCTCGATCCTCTAACACTCTTTTAAAGTCTGTCATTTGTAAATATATGTTGATGAGGTATTACGCTTTTTTAATTCTTTTTTAATCAATGATTTTTGAGTTTCTTCTTTCCAAGAAATGCTATCAAAGTTTTCTTTAAACCTATCAGAAAAACAATTTCTAGGAGAATCCCCTTTTCCTGCACCAAAAAAGGGATTATTTGGCGTTTTTTCGTTCACAAATTTAACTTTTATTATTTGGCGTTTTTTTGTTCGCAAATTTATACTTGCGTTTATTTGAAATTTTTTGATTCCTATTTCTAGTTTTATTTGGCATTTCTTCGTTCACAAATTTCCATATTTTCCCTTTGGTATCTAAGTCGCAACTCCAAAGCATAAGAGTTCTATATAATGAATAGCCGTAACCTTGACCATAAAGCATTATCGTTCTACTAATAATATCACCAATAAAGTAGAATAAATAAGATAAAACGATCTTCATAGATATATTATAATATTTATTAAATTAAATATCAATCAAATTTTTTAGTTTGTTCTGGTATAAAATTAATTAGTGCTTCGCTGCCATATATTTGGTAGCTAAAAATTTTATATTGCTTTCTCTCTAATAATTTCCTTAATTCATTTAAATATTCACTTTTTGCATATACCACAATCGTTTCTCCATCATCTAAATCAATTCCGTATTCATCCGTAAATTCAGAGCATATTGCTAATGCTTCGCTTTTATTGCTCACATATATTTTTACACTATTTTAGCCAAACTGAAGTAGGATTAAAAGCTTCTGTATCTAAATAACTCCAAACCTTCCAGTCTTTTCTGCCTTTTGAGCATTCAATTATGTTCCACAATAATGCGTGAAGATCATCTATTTTCCAAACGTCATCTAATAATTTTTTGCCCATGAATCTAGATTGATGAGCTACGTGATCTGCATAGCTATATGCAAAAGCTGAAAATGGTGGAAGTATACAGCCCATAGACGAAAGCACTCCTTGTATTCTTGAAGAAATTTCTTTACCTCCAACAGAATGCATTGTAACTATCGCGGCGGCGGGCTTCCCTAATAAATGTTTTTTTCCTTCAATTTCGGTCATTTTTTCAAAAAGTTGTTGCATAGGAGATCCCCAAGAATCCCAATATGTTCCTGTGCAAAAAATTAACGCATCGCTATCTTTAATAAGATGTCTAACTTTAGGCCAATAAAAATCTTTATGGAGATGAAGGATTTTTATTTTTATATTAGAGTCAATAGAGTAGATCTTTTTCTTTATTTTTTTTATTAGTGATCCAGTATTGCCATTCTTTCCGCCGATAGATCCGTTAATAATTGTAATTATTATTTTCTTTTCTAGAGATTTCATTTACATGATCCTTTATTATATTATACAATCTTTGTTCTTCTGGATTTGCTTCTCTCTCTATTTGATTAAAATTATAAAATATATATTCTTTTAGTTGATGATGTTTAAATCTATGAACGCCTTTTGATTCATCTCCTAGTTTATATACATATCTAAAAGGTAAACTTTCGTTTTTTATTTTATACAAATTTCCATATTTGAGAAATTTTTGTTCGCTTTTATCTAAATAATTTAATATTTTTTTTAACATTAAATTATTCCAAAAACTTTTAATAAAACCATAGAAGAAATAATAGCACTTAATAAACTGCTACAAGTTCTAATAATTTCTAATTTATGATTATGATGATCAACCCATATTTCGAAAGGGTCTCTTAATTTTCCTTTTGCTAAAAGTTTTCTTTTTTGTTTTTTTGATAATTTTAAATTAGATATATCTTTAATTGTAATCATTGTTTTAATGTATTTAAAATATTATTTGCAAAATTTTCGCTACTAAATTTATCTTGTAGCTTTAACCCTTCTTCATTTAACTTGTTATTTTTCACTTTTTCTATAGCCTTTTCACAAGCAAAAATAAATTCCTCTTCATCAAAATCAAAGATATTTCCTTGATTAAATGGTGCGCCTCTTTGAAAGAACATATTATCATATACTTCTATTTTTCCAGAAGGTTTTACCAATGTAGAATTTTTTTCGTCTGCCCATTCTTTATAAGCGTGAGCATTTAGTATTACTCCATGCTTTCCTAAAGCAATAGATTGAAATTCGGGTAAGCCCCAACCTTCTCCACCGCTCATACCGATTATAATGTCTGCACTATTTAAATAGTCATTATACAAATTATTTTTTGGTAGCATTCCTAAAAATTGAATATTAAAATAATTTTGACCCATTAAAATTGATTTTACCAACGTTTCATTATCTTCTGGTTTTATAAATGGATTGTATATAGCGCATTGAAGAAAATAATCTTTATTGTTTCCAAATTTTTTTATCCAAGCTCTTATAATTTTTTGATGATGCTTTCTTTTTTCTAGTTTGCCGACAAGATTAAAAGTTATCCTTCCGTCAGTAAAATATTTTTTATCTAATCTTTTAAAATTGTATTTATCGAAAGCCAATGGTATATGCTCTACGTTAGAGCAGCCCATTTGTTTAAATAACTCGCAGGAGTATTTTGAAGAAAATATAACTTTTTTCTGATTGTTAACTATATTAACTTCTTCTGGTGTCGGACTATCTAATTCATAAAACGAAAATAGCGTAGTCTCGTTCGAGAAGCTTTCTAATGATCCATTTAAATGCCAGAGCTTAAAACATGGATCTTTTCTCTTAATTTTCTTAAGATAAGAAACACTAGCCTGTTTTATCCAATTAAAAAATTCTTGATCATCGTTTTGTTGGGAGAGATCAATGTTGTTTCCAATTGGAATTATGTTTAAGTCAATTTTTTTTTTAAATAATTCTCTTAGCAATAAGACTGAGGTTTGGCCGAAGCTTACCCCATTAATTGGGATATTTAAATTCATAGAATTTCTTCTACTTCTTCATCAACTTCTTGCTTTACGGGCTTTTTGTTTTGTGTAGCTACAACCTTTTTAACGGTAGGTTGTTCGGCGTTATTTTGTTTTTCCGCAAGAGGGGCAGAAACGTAGATCCTGTAGTCTGGAGCCTTGTCGTTATTATTTTTATTTTTATTAGAAAAAACGACAATCTTTAGTTCTCTCTCGATCCCTAATTCGTCTACTTTAACGTATCCAGAAAGATACTTTTGATTTTTCCCTTCGCGCTTCCATAGTGCGCCTACATCTCTTTTTGCCCAATCTGATTTTACATTAGTTTCACTCATATTTTTCTCCTTGTTTAGATATAATACAATGTATATTATATTTTGTCAAATGAATTTTGACTATTCATTTTAATATTAATTAGTTTTAAAGCTTTATTATGTATATTTATAACTGTTTGGGTGCTGAGTTTTAATCTTTTACCAATATTATGCCAAGATAAAGTTTTATTGCTTTTATTAAAATATCTAAGTTTAAATATTTTTATCATTCTTTTGTCTTTCATTTGAGATAATATTTCAAAAATAAAATCAGCCTTGTCTTTATCTAAAATTGATAGATCTTCTCTGGCTTGAATTTGTTTTTTTTCTAAAATATTTTTTATATTTTCATCATTCATAGATATTGCTTGCTGTGTTTTATTTATTAAATTTAAACAATGATATCTCATTTGATTGCCTAGCCAAGTAGAAAATTTAACATTTTTATCTGGATCAAAATTTAATGCTGATTTATATATTATATATGTTTTATCTTCGCTTATATCTTGAAGATCGAATCCAGAATTTAATAAAACATTTTGGTATCTTTTTATCATCTGATGACAGATTCCGCTATGCCTTAATTCTAGCTCTTTAAGTGCATCACTTGAATTATTATTTTTTACTTGATAAACTAATTCTATATCATTACAATTATGGCAGTCTTGCATTTGCGGATATTTCCTTAAATTTTTTTTCGTATTTTTTATATAAAATATCTTTATTCGGTTCAGGTTTCCAGTTTATCTTAAAATCTGCTTGCTTTCTTATTTTAACGATATTTTCTTTTTCTTCTTTATTTGCTGGCTTATTATTTTTTAACGTAATCGAAACTAATAAACCATTATTTTTTTTCTTTAACCAAAAAAGTTCGTCTTCTTCATATTCAAAATATCTTATATCTGTTACGACTGGTATAGTTTGGGTAGATATGCATTCATCTATTTCGTATTGAATTTTATTTGTCCAATATTTACCCTTTGTAAACTCTCTTTTTAATTTACCATAAACAACCATAAGAGGTCTAACAAATTCTTTGTCTTTACCGTTTATGTTTAAAATATCTACAGAAAAGTTTTGAGATACAAAATCTTTTAAGTCTTTTTTTAAATTATCTGCTAATGCAATTCTTTTCGTTTTTATATTATTTTTAAGGCAATATCTATTGAATAATTCAAAAAATGTATCTTTTCCAGATCTAGCAAATCCTGTTACTCCTATTGGCTTAATCATTTTTTAGACAATTATATTAGTTTATATTATCATAAAATATAATGAATGTCAATGAGTTTCTGAATTTATTGACCGTTTCCTCTTTGCCAGCATTTATTCTTATAATTTGGTTTAAAACTCATGCGTTCGTGGAATATTTAAATTTATTTAAATTAAATAAACTTTTTAAAATAAATGAATATTTAGAATATAAAAAACAAAATATGTTGATTGAATATTCAGATTTTATACTGCTTAAATATAATAGTTTTTTTACAAGGTTGATTACATGTCCATTTTGCTTGAATTTCTGGCTTTCTTTAATAGTCTCTATATTCTTTGGAAATTTTAGCTTTATATATATATCATCTATATATATTATTAGTCTTATGATATATTTTACAATGTGTAAATTATCAATATGAATAAAGTAATTATCGCTGTTGAATCCTCGCAAAATTTTTACGAATTAATTAATCTGCAATTAGTAGATTTTAAAAATAAAAATAATATTTTAGAAAATTTTTATGTACATTTTCATTCGGCAATTCATGGGTGTGCGTGCAAAAAGAACTACCATCTTGAAGAAGCCAATAGAATCTATGAGCAAGGTCTTGCAACTCTTGACCCCTCTTTAAAAGAAGAAATGAAAAATATTTTAAATGCTAGTCAAATTTTATTTTTTAAAGATAAAAAAATACTTCTTTTCCAATTTTAGCTTGCAATAAATCTATATTTATTTTAGTATTGTACTACTATGAAATTAGTATTATTACAATTATACTTATTTTTTATATCTTTTGGTTATTCTCAAAATGAATTACTAAATAAAGCTAATTCTGGAGATCACGCTTCTGCAACAATGGTAGGAATATATTATAAAAATGGAGAAAATGGATTTGAAAAAAATACATCCGAGGCAAAGAAATATTTTAAAATTGCAGACGATAATGGTAGAAAAGAAGGAAATTTTGTCGGAGCATTTATGCTTGGTGTTTTAGAATATCAAAATAATCCAGAAAAATCTTTTGAAATTTGGGCTAAAATGAGGCATGATAATGAAATTCATAAAGCTAAATTTAAAAAAGAAATCAAGCATTCAGAGATAATAAAAAATCAAAAAGAGATTTTATCTGAATTAAAAAACATAAAAAAACAAAATTCTAATTTACGAAGAAGAATCGCTGACGATTTAGAAGATGGAATAGCTAGTCAAGAATAATGAATATTGCATTTAAAGAAGCTTTGGGATACGACGATATCGCATTGCTACCTAATTTTTCAGATATTTCTTCAAGAAAAGAAGTTTGTACGATAACTAAAATATCTAAAAACAAATACATTGATTTGCCTATTATTCTATCTCCTATGGATACAATATCATCGGTAAAATCTTGCATTAAAATAAATAAATTAGGCGGCGCTGGTGTTTTGCATAGATTTATGTCCTGTGAAGAGCAAGCCGCAAAAGCTAAAAAGATCAGAGAAGAAAGTAATTTTTGTGTTACGGCTATAGGATTAAAAGATGCCTTTGAAAGAATAAAAATTACTAATTCATATACAGACATCTATTTTTTAGACACGGCTAATGGTTTAGCTAAAAATGTTGAAGATTTTTTATGTTGGTATAAAACGTCTTCTTTTATACAAGATATAATTGTTGGAAATACATTAACAAAGGAAAGCGTTTACAGACTTGCTAATTTAAAAGCTGATGGATTTAGACATTTAATTGGGCCTGGAAGTATGTGCCTAACTCAAATTAAAACTGGTATTGGTTGTCCAAGTGTTACTGGTTTGTCATATGCTTGGAAAGCGGTAAGAAATTTTCAATTGGCTAATTTAGATTATTTTAGACAAGAAAATCCGAAAGAAGAAAACAGGCCGAGTATTCTCGCTGATGGAGGAATTAGATATCCTAGAGATTTAGTTAAAGCCATAGTAAGCGGGGCTGATGCTGTTGTCTGTGGTAGGATTTTCGCAGGGCTTGCAGATGTTATAGATGAAGAAAATATAATAGAAAAAGATGGCAAAAGATATGGTAAATATAGAGGCATGGCTAGTCAAGATGTAGTAGAAGATTACGAGCTTTATGATGGAACGAAAAAGAATTTGTTTGTAGAAGGCGATAAAACTCTTGTGCCATTAATTGAAGATCTAACAATTGAAGATGTTGTTTATGATTTTGTAAATGGTTTAAGAAGTTCCATGAGTTATTTAAATTTTAAATCTATTGAAGAAATGCGAGGATCTCTTTGGACAGGCAAAACAAAAGCTATTCGAGTTTCTCCAAATAATGCATATGAGAGTTTCGCCCATGGAAAAATTTGAATATTTAATTATATCTGATATCCATTTAGGCGATAAAGACTGTCGGGCTGAAGAACTATTAAAAGTTCTTAAAAATAAACAAAGTAAAAATATTATAATTGCTGGAGACTTATTTGATCATCATAATCTTTCGAGATTAAAAAAAGACCATTGGAGAGTTTTATCAAAATTAAGAAAATTATCTAAAAGAAAAAAAATTATATATTTGATTGGTAATCATTGTTTTTTGAAAGCAGAATTCATGAGTATACTTTTGGGATTTGATTGTAGAGACGAATTAATTTTAGATGTTAATGGAAAAAAGATTTTAGTGGTACATGGAGATATTTTCGATATTTATTTTACTAAATTTAAAATATTAACTAATTTTATTATTAAATGCTATTACTTGGTAAGACATTATACTCCATATGCAGATGATTTTTTTAGATTATTTAAAGCTAGAAAAGGTGGTTTTATAGAAAGAAGCTCTAGAGTCAAAGAAAATGCTTTAAAATATTTAAAAATGAAAAATTATGATGTAATAATCTGTGGTCATACTCATTTTCCAGAATATGATAAAGACTATATAAATAGTGGTAGCTTTTGCGAAAAAGAGTCTGCTTTTGTAACAATTGATCAAAAAGGCAAAATAAAATTAGAAAAAATATGAGAATATCTTTTGAAGATATGGCTATTGAAATAGCCAAGATAAGTTCTTTGAGATCCGAAGATCAACATAAAAAAGTTGGTTGTTCAATAATAAATCAAGAAGGCAGACTTCTCTCAATAGGATATAATGGTCTTCAGGCTAAACAAAATATTAATGATTCTTTTTGGAATGATAGAGAACAAAGAAGAGCTTATGTAATTCATGCAGAAACAAATGCTCTTTCTTGTATAACTAGATATGATAAACCATATCTGCTTGCCTCAACTCTTTTGCCATGTTCTTGCTGTGCAATGAATATTGTCTCATATGGAATAAAAAAAGTTATATATTTAGAAGATTACGACAGAGACCAAAAATCAATAGATATCTTTAAATTTTATAATATTGAGCTTAAAAAAATAAATTGATTTATTTACAAATATAATATATACTTATAAAACAATGAATAAAGCTAAAGCAAATGTCCTAAAAAGAATGATTGGTAAAAGAGTAGTTGTTATTAAAGACCATGTAAAAAATGAATATGCACATGGTAGAGTATTAGATTGTTCTGGAGAAGACACGTTGAAGGTGGAAATCTTTGAAGATAAAGTTTACAACATAAATATCTTTGATATAAGATCACCATGTCCAGATTATCCATGAGTGAAGATTTACCAGAAAATATAAATTTAAACCATATAACGCCTTATATTAAGGCTTATGATAGAGCGCCAATACACAGGCTTGCACCAAAAATGCAAAGAAATGATTTATGTAAGGTTTCTGGTAAAAAATTTAAAAATTGCTGTGGACAAGGAAATCAAATTAATTATTGCAAAGTAATGTTAGAAAGTTTTTTTGAAAAAGATATAAAAAATGGAAGTTGAGTTTGTTGATGTAATTTTTGGGCTTTGTTGGGGTGATGAAGGCAAGGGTAAAATTAGTAATGCTATATCAAAAGATTATGATGCTGTTTGTCGTTGGAATGGAGGATCAAACGCTGGACATACGGTTTATATAAATGAAAAGAAGCACAAAACTCATATTGTCCCTTGCGGAATATTTTCTTCTAAAAAAAGTATTATTGGTCCGAACTGTGTAATTAGCGTAGATGGTTTTTATAAAGAGATAGAATATTTAAAAAATGAAGGATTTGATACATCTTTAATAAAGATTAGCCCAAAAGCTCATATTGTAACTCAATCTCATATAGATTATGATTTGAAATTTTTAAAAGAAAAACTCGGAACAACTGGACAAGGAATTGCTCCAGCCTATGCAGACAAAATGCTAAGAATAGGAAAGCTTGCTAAAGATTTTATAGATAAAAAATATATATGGGATGGTGAATTATATGGTAAAATATTGTGTGAAGGTGCTCAAAGTTTTTGGCTTGACATAAACTATGGAGATTATCCATACGTTACAAGTAGTGAGACTTTACCGTATTCTGCTTGCTCGCTAGGATTTTCTCCAAAAAAAATAAGAGATATAATTGGTGTGGCGAAAATTTATGATACAAAAAGCGGTAAAGATCCATTATTTCCAGAAACTTTATGGGACGATCCTATTTTAAATAAAATTATAGAGCTTGGAAAAGAGTTTGGCTCAACAACTGGAAGAAAAAGAATTGTTAATTGGTTGCGACTAAATAATCTAATAACTGCAATAAAATTATCTGGAGCCAATAAAGTAATAATAAATAAATGTGATATTCTACAAGAAATAAATGAATATAAAATATTATTAGATGATGAATATGGGCCGAATTTTATAAAATTTATAGACTTTGAATCAATGAAATCATATATTACTAATGAACTAAAGAAAATAAAAGATTTTTCTGAGGTTATTTTTTCTGGTAATAAAAATGGAATTTAAATTAATAAAATCTAAACCTCATTATAAAAAGTATATAAATAAGTTTAAAGATACTCATTTATCTCAAGCAATATTTAAAGATAATAATGATTCTCCAAATGAATATCCCTGCCTATGCTATACTTATGTAAGTAATGATATTAATGGTATTGGGTATAAAAGTGTTTTTGTGTATAAAAAAGATTTTAATTTATTTTCTAATGTTTAAAATAAAATCTATAGTTTCTTTTTTAGTAAAATCATTCTTCATAACATTTATGCAGTAACATACAAATTCAACATTGCCTTGAATATATCCTTTATTTGGATCTATCCTATCTAAACTCAATTTAGTGGGACTTTTCTTTATGTCTTCATCTTGAGAACTTCTCGGAATTTCCATTTTTATATTTGTATATGGACATAAACCGTTCTGATTATCGTAAATCTTTTTGAGGTATTCTAAAGTCAGATCAGTTTGCTCTCCTCTTTCTCTACTACGAGACCTTGCTTTATTTAAAGAGTATTTGAATGGACTATATTTGTCCAATCTACATTTATAATTTTTTTTTGATTTTATTTTATGCACAAATTAATTTATTAAATTTCTTGGACCCGAAAGGAGTTGAACCTTTGTCTTTTAGAGAACTTAAATTAAAATACTACAGGTTTATTTCTTTTTATTTTTTGCCTTTTATAGATAAAGAACAAACATAATTGGCGATTTTATTTTTAATACTAAATATTAATAGAATAAAAAAACTATTAGTATAAAGACATCTAAATACGCAATATTCCAGTAGATGTGTCGTGGATATCACGCTGTAGAACTTAGGCTACAGAAACGGTCTCCTCAGCTAGAGAGACTCTAGCAGAGATATGACCTTTGTATTTAGCTGTTTTGGCAGTTAATACTTTTAAGGCTTTTTAAAGAGACCCACCTAAACCTCTACCTGCATTTTAATCTCGATTCCTAAAATCGAAACCAGTACGGGCCCAATGTTAAAGAACTATATTTATATTACAATAGATTTTGACTTTTATCAATAAATATTATATAATAATATATATGGAAAAAATTTTGAATTTATTAAATCAAATTATAGAAAAGCACGAATGGGAAGATTCTAGAAATCCTGATAGGAAACCTGGAGATACTTGGGATTTGTATCATTTAAAATTATTAAAAAAAATGTTAGAGGAATATAGTAATGCCAAAAATTAAAAGAAACAAATATTACGCAATTTACTCGAAAAATGATAATTTCTTGCACGGAGTTTTTCCTTTAAATAAAGAAGGATTAAAAAAAGCTAAAAATTATATATCTGAAATTTCTAGTAAGAAAAAACGAAATCCATATTATATAGAAGAAAAATAATTTATTTAACATAAACTAATTCTCAGATGTAATTATAAATAGATGAGTTTTTTAAATGCAAATATCCCTCCAATTGAATGTTATGTAAGAGGAAATTATTTAAGAAATCAAGAAGATAGTCACGATAAATATTTTCAAGTTTTAATATTTGGAGTAACATCGTTACCTTCTCAAGTCCCACTTTTTAATTTTATCATGGAAGATGGTGGAATTTGGTGGCATGCACCAATTAGTGCGTTTTGCTCAAAAGAAGGTGTTCCAGAGCAAGATATTCATGAACTAGAATTATGGGATAGTTTTAGTTATCATATAGCAGTAACTAAATTTTCTATATTTCAAAATAAGAAATTAAAATTTTTATCTAGAAATGGGAAAGAGCATTTTGGAACATATTTATTTACGCTTGATTGGGCGCATAGTGATTATAATGAACTTAATTTTGGGTTCAGTGAAAATCCTGGACAACATAAGTGTGGACATGTACTACAATTAGATAATGGTAATTTTGCTATACAACCAAATAATAGATTAAGATTATATGATCCAAATTTTGTTACAAAACAAGGACAAAATCTTATTGAACGTAAAGTAAATAGTCATATTTATAGTGTTGAAAATTGTCCTAAATGGGTAAGCGAAGATTCTGATAATTACGAATATAAAATAAATCAAATTTAATTAGTAGATTATATATAAATTGATATAATATTATATGCCAGAATATATTTATCAACATCCTAATACAGAAAAAATTATAACTATCATGCAAAGCGTTCATGATAATCATGAATATATAGATGAAAATGGTTTAAAATGGAATAGAATATTTACTTCTCCACAATTAAATACTCAAGGAAAATTATCAGCTGAATCTAATCAAAAAGATTTTGCAGAATATACCAAAAATCATAAGGGTACGATTGGAGATTTATGGGATAGAAGTGCTGAGCTTTCAGAAAAAAGAACTAAAATATATGGAAAAGATCCTATTAAAGATAAATATTTTAAAGATTGGAGTAAAAAAAGAAAAGGCAAAAAGCATCCATTAGATAATTAATTTCCTTTCCATTCTTGATACTGTTTAACAGTTTCACTTCTTAAGTCTTTTTCTTCAGCATATTTACCATCTATTACACCCTCTTCACCTTCACAACATTCATGGCTTACTTTCATTTTTTGCTTATAGTAAGTAAAATCTAATTGTTTATTCCAAGAAAATGTCCCCTCTCCATGTAGTTCACCACCATTCAACATAAGTCCATCATGAGAAGGAGAAACAGAATCGGGAATGCCGATAACCTTTCCTCGACCTACAAAAGTACCTGCTTTTTCAGGGCCATATAATACATTTGGGCCAAGTACTTTATCTCTAGTACCATTTATAGTTGCTGGATTCCAATATTGACATTTACATTCACTATTTAAACTTTCCCCTTTTACATAAACAATTTTTTGAGAGATAGCAGCATATTTTTTTCTTTGAAATTCGGGTTTGCTATAATCAAACTTGATCTGGCTGCAAGGACAAGACCCCATAACAATCTCTGTGTGTGATTTAAATACAAAACCGAGGCCGTGGGCGGCAGGATTATATTTTCCATCAAAGGTATTACTATACAATACAGTGCCACGAAAACTACAACCTATTGCGTCTTTTCCATCCCAAATTCTAGAGGCATCATATTCATATTCTGTCTTAATAAAGTTTGATTCACAATCACAGCATGCCATATATTTTATTTACTCCTTATTTTTTAAATTTAGAAACTCTTTTTAGAGCTCTATTTAGATTTTGTTCAATAGCTATTCCAGACAAATAATTTATTGAAAGTTTTTTAATTTTTTGATTTATATTATATCTTGCGTTTTTTTGGCTTTCAATTAGAGAAGTATATAAATTTTCACCGTATCCTCTTCCAATTACATTAAATTCATTATTTTCTATACTTACATATTGCTTAAGCCCACTTGAGCCATAATATAGACGACCAGATTCATTAAATCCTTGATAAGATAAGTATTTAGTTATCATCCTGTCTTTAGAATCATTCGTTCCAAATCCTGTATATAAAAGATATAGAGGGAAATACATTCCAACATCTTTATTGTATTCTGTAGTTATAAATTCTATTGTAAATAAAGTTTCTTTAGGAATAATACCATCCCATGTTCCAGTATTAAAATTTTTACTTCCTGTATATATATCTTTATAAAATCTATAGAACAGAGTATCTTTAATTGGAGTTAATTGACGAAGATGTTGATCGGAATTTATAGCGAAATAATTATAATAACCAGAAATACCAAAACAATCTACAGGATTAACAAGACCCGACTCAAGATTATCAATAGTAAGGCCTGATGCATGAAAACCAGTTTGGTTAGTGCATCCAGTCTTAAATATACTCTCTATAAATTGACTTGTGTGTTCTCCAGAAAAACGACTTCTTATTCCAGTTGAGGGAAATACTTCGCCAGTAAAATACTGTGATCCTAGAAATAGAGAATTTATTATAATTCCAGAAGGAAATCTTTTATAACTAATGTTTGAGTATAAACCTGTTTGTTTTACAGGAACATAAACTAAACAATTAGCTTTTCCAGTAGATAAACCATGAGGAGAAATATAACATATTTTAGAACTAACTCCTGTTCCAGTTGATATCGTTATTATGCCATTTAAATTTTTAAACCCTTCTAAATGTAAATGAGAAGCAGCTAATTTTAAAGGTATTGGATATTTATTAAAAGACCAAGTATCTACAGTATTTGGATAAGTTAGATAAAAATTTGAATAAGATGGATTTCCACTTACAATACCATTTGTGTTTCCAGTCGTCCATTTTCTAAATGCAAAAGACTGTTTAAAAGCTGCGCCACTAATAAAATTAGAATTTCCAACGTAAACAGTATTATTTTTTCTATAGTTTTTAGTTGAGTCGTATGTAAAACTTTGTCCAGTTAATATGCTAGAATTTGAAAAAGAAGTACTAAAAGCATGTCTAGCGTATACTATTTCATCATCTGCACCAAGTATATAATCATCACTATTTTTAATCGGATTATAATTTTTAATTGAATTGAGATAATCATTTGCTTCATAATTTGCTAAAGAATTTTCTAAATAAAAGTAACCAAGTTGGCCATATGCTGGAAGTTTTAAATTAAATTCTGAATAATTTTCAGAAATATTTATTGGAATTTCATACATTTGATAAGTCTCATATGAACTCTGAGATTTTATTAAATCTTTTATAACTAAAACTGGTTTTGGAAGTCTTAAGGTCCCTTTATTTATAATATCTATAGTTGCTTTTTGTAATTTTTTATGAGTAATTTTATCTGAATCTACAAATTGTGTATCTTCAGAAGCTTGAATAAAAGCCCCTAGACCCAATTTAATTAATTGCTTCTTAGTCATTATGCTTAGCCTGGCTTACAAAACTGCGCACTCCACTTTTTCTGTGTGTACCGACGCGTTTCGTATTCAAGCATTTTGTTTATGCTAAATTGTTTATATTTAGCTTCTCTATATCACTATAAAGATCAGACTATATCTTCTTGCTTTTGCAAGTTCGGGCGCTCGTGGGCAATATTATTGTTGGGACTCAATCGCCTAGTCGTTACACCTTACAACCTATCTTTCCCAGTTGTCTTGGCTCGGTATAATCTCAAAGAGACTTCCACCGAATTCACCCAAAATGGCCATTTAAATTATAAAGAACTACAAGTAGTTACAACTATAGCACCCAAAAGAGAAAAGAATAGTGTATATATAATATATATGCCAAATTTAAAACCATTTAGAGATTATAGCGAACATTTTGTATTAAATATATTTTCTTGTAATACAGTTGCAACGAAAGGCACTCTTGTTAAACCAGTGAGAAGTTGGAAAGATAATGGTGGCACAGATTCTTCAACTGCAGGACCATTAAATCTAACATCTACTTCAGTTGGTCAAAAATTTAATTCAACACTAAATAATTTTTTTGATATTAACGCTTCCGTCACTATAACAGTAAACTATAATGATACGCCAAAACCAATTGGTATACTTTTGAAAGATGTAAAAGAAGAAGACGAAAATGGAAATCTTCTAGTATATAATCCACGAAAAGTTGCAGAGATGGATGTAGCAGTAAAAGATTATCAGGCAGTACCAATATTAACTAAAGGACTTATACTTGTAAATGATATCGATATTTCTCGTGGAGGAGGGGATCCAGATCTTGGAGACGCAGCTTATGCTGGAGACAATGGAAAAATTGCAACAAACGGAACGATTTTAATTGGTACATTTTTAAGCCCAAAAGATGAAAATGGATATTGCTTAGTTAACTTGAATATGGGCTAAATTAAAAATTAATATCTAATTACCAAACTGGTAGAAAATTTTATATATGCTTAATTTAAAACCAAACTTCATTATGTATTATTCTTAATACTTTAATCCAATCTTTAAGATGATCTGATATTTCTTCTTTATTTGAATTTATAAAACCATTTTTAGCAATCCAATAATAGATATTCTCTGATGGATAAGATCTTCTTGTTTTTTCTAAGCTTTTATAAAAAAAACCTAAAAATACAAGAACAGATTTTGCCGTCTCCTCATTATGTTCAAGATTAAAAGTATATTTATTTTGTAATGGATATTCTATAAGATCATAGAATTTATTTCCTACTGTTTCTGAAATATATTCTTTTTCTTCAAATGAATATTTTAAATCTTTGCTGTATTTAATAATTGTAAGCTCTGCGAAAACTGGAAAACTAATATCTACAATCCCATCTATATGATCTTCGGATACTTTATTTAAAATTTCTGGCAAACAATCTGGATCTTGTAGAAGTAGAAAAGTTTTTTCTTCTGATAATTTTAATTTTTTAGCAAAGAAATCTATATCCCTATCAGAAAGAGTCACATTAACTATTACAGTTAATTTTTATTTTTTATTCATTAAATATTGCTGTATAGTTTCAAAATTACGATCAAGTTTCGCTTCTATTCTATCGAAATAAGATTCAAAAGATTCTTTAGTTACATAAGTAGTACTAACTTTGAGGGCTAAATCTGCTATTTCTTGTTGATGTTTCCTGCCCTCTTCTTCAACTTCTTTTCTTAAAGCTATAAAATCCGTAAAGGTTTTATCATTTATATTTTTTATTAGGTCTTCCTGTCTGTCAAATAATGAAAATACTCTAGTAAATAACCATCCACCTAAAAAGGTTAATGCTCCTAGGACTATATTAAATAAAGAATTTAAATCAAAATGCATACATATATTTACACTTATAGATTGGTATTTTTAATTAAAATTATGGTAAAGTAGCATGACCATCATTTGGTATTTTAGCCAGTTCTATAGCCGCATAATGAGGCGGTAAAAGCCTTCTGTAATGCTCTAGAACATGCTGATAATATTTGCATTCAATTTGTCCAGCTAATCTATGGAGTATAGATTCGCATTCTTTAATATTAAGTTGATTGACTTTTTTCTTTTTTTTATTTTCTGTCACACCATATAATACACTATTAGATCGTATTATAACTTCATTTCGCTAAAATCATCGTCAGATATATCGGTTTTTCTTGCGCCAATTTTATATGTTGAAATTTCTGTTTCTTGTGGCGCTACTTGAACTTTACTACTATCTAAATAACTATCTAGCCAACCAGCGATTGGGTTGTCTTTTTGATTAAAAATTTTCTTATATCCTAATGATCGTAAACGAGCATCACAAAGCCATTTTGAATATCCAGCTAGAACTTCAGCATTTAGTCCTAATAGGGATCCTTTACTAAAAAGATATTCTGCCCATTCAATCTCATTCTTAGCGGCTTGTTCATAAAATGCATAAACTTTATCTTCGCTCTTTTTAACAATAGAAGTAAAGCCTTCTTTATCTTCTTCTCTAAGAATCTTTATGAGATTTTGAGTAGTTGCAAAATGCAGCGCTTCATCTCTTTGAATAAATTTAATAATCTTAGCGTTACCTTCCATCTTTCCACGATATCCAAAATAAAAAGAGCAAGCAAAACTTACATAAAACACAAGACCTTCCATTACGTTGACTGAAAGAATACAATCAAAAATCTTTTGTTTTAGATCTTTTTTATCATCATTTCCAAGAATTTTATCAAAATTATTTCTGATCAGTTCTGCGCGAGATACAATTTCCTTATCTTCCATAATACTATCAAAAAATTTACTAGCATCTGGATGCACGTTATTAAGTAAGTAAGAGTAAGAATAACTATGTATACCCTCAAATCTTTGCCAAGTATTCATGCAAATTTCAAGTTCTGGATTACTCACATAATCTTTAAGAGAATGAATGCTTCGAGAAAGCATGCTATCACCTAATGTTTGAAATTTTAAATTAGTATCAAATACAAATCTTTCTTGGCCAGCAAGATCTTTGTAATCGCCGCGATCTTTATTGAGAGCAATTTCATGTGGCCACCAAAAAAATTCTTCTTGTTTTTTAAAGAGTTCAAAAAAAATAGGATATTTAAATCGATCATATCTTTGAAGATTTAAATCTTCTCCAAAAAATAATGATTGTTTTGTATGATCTACATTTTTTAAATTTAAAACGCTTTTCATAAATTAGTGAATTTTTGTTCTTGCAGATCAAATTTTAGTTGATTATCTTTTACACTAATTAAATTTAATTGATTTTTATATTCTTTATTAATCCATACATCATCAACATGGACTTCACTCAAATTAGCATTTCTATCTGTATAAAGTAACTCATATGCTAGTTCATAACCATTTGAATTTAATATAGATCTAGAAATATCTTTCGTTTTGTCTTGTCTATATGCATCTACTTCAAAAGTCATAACTTTAAACTTTAAATTATTAGTAGTAAAGTATTCTAGCATTTCTAAAGTAACTTCTGGTGGATCTAAATCTAAAGAAAGATAATCAATAACATCAACATTATTAGATTTTAATAAAAACTTATAATTTAATAATCTAGCATCTGCGACATAATAAGCCGTCTTTGGTCTTTGCGACCATCCTTGTGTCCAAGCAGGATGCATTTCGACTCCTATGCCTTTCCAATTTCTATATTTTTCAAAAAAATAAGTATTATTCCAAGTTTTATATTCTTGTGCTCCTAGGTCAACGAAAAAACCATTTTCTTGTTGATTTAAGATAATATCTACTATTCTATCTTGACCAATTTGAGATACATATTCCATATATTTATTATAGCTTACATGCACCAGAAGAGCAATCTTTATTTTCTGTTTGATGCATTAGCTGCTCCTTATCGCCATCATCTGTATTATTATAATATAAACTTATTAATCCAAGTGAATAAGCATACATTATTTCTTTCATAACTTTTGCATCTGGCAAAATATGATTTTCATAATGACTATAATTATAGTATACATTAGTTGATATAGCCATGTCAATATATTTTTGTATAATTGCATTAATTTTTAATAATCCAAAATTATCTTTAAAATCATATGCTAATTCATAATTATTTTCATATTTGCCAATTCCAGGCACAAGAACAGGCAGCTTGCCCATTTTACTCATTTTGTATGTTATTAAACTTCTTATAGGTTCAACCCCATTAGTAGAAGATTGAATTACCGAACTACTTTCGCATGGCATACAGGCAGATAGAGTAGAATGTCTTAATCCAAATTCTTTAATATCTTTTCTTAATTTTTCCCAATCAAGTGATAATTTGCGCTTGCATATTTCATCAACTTTATCTTTATATGTATCAATTGGTAATATACCTTTAGCGTATTTTGTTCTATCAAATTTATCGCACTTACCTTTTTCTTTAGCCAATTCTAAACTAGATTTTAATAAATAATATTGAAAATATTCCATCCACTCATCTAGTTCTGGTAATGTTTTATCAGAATTATATTTTAATTCATTTTTAGCAAGATAGGCGGCGAGATTAGTTATACCAACTCCAAGACTACGACGTTTTTTTGCAAAATTTTCAGCAGCAATATTAAAATAATCTTGAAGTTCGATGATTTCATCAAGAAATCTTACGATAAGATCGCAGGTCTTTTCAAGATCTTGCCAATTTTTAATTTCTAACATATTAACTGCCGAAAGTATACACATACCAATTTCACCTTCTTTATCATGATAATCGTTTAATGGAATAGTTGGATGAATAACTTCTGTGCAAAGATTACTCATTGTCACTTTATCAAGCCATGCCCCATGATTATTCGCGTGATCAACATTTAGTATATATATTCTACCCGTTTCAACTCTTTCTTTAATTATAAGTGAGAATAATTTTCTAGCAGATACTTTCTTTTTAATTTTTAATTTTTTAGATTCGCATTCTTTATATACTTTATCAAAGTTTTTTGTCCCCCATGCTTCATATAATTCTGGAACTTCTGCATTATTAAATAAAGTTATGTCTTCATCTTTAAGAACTCTATCATAGAACAATTTACTCATGCCAACTGTATAATCAAGTTTACGAACACGATTATCATCTGTGCCAGCATTATTTTTTAATACAACAATGTCTTCTATTTCATAGTGCCACCATTGAATATTACAAGTAGCGCTTCCTCCCCTTAAACCATTTTGTTGCCAAGCTTTGACGCTACTCTCATAAATTTTCAAAAAAGGAATTAAACCTGTGTGCACAACTTCACCATTTTTAATAGGAGATCCAAGTGCTCGGATTTTACTAACATCTATTCCAATTCCACATCTATTTGCGGTAGCCATACTAACAGCAGTAGCACTTGCAGTAATACTCTCTTTTGTATCATCTACTCCAATAAGACAACAACTTGCATAATTTCTACTAGAAGTTCTTACTCCTGCCATTACTGGTGTTGGTAGATTAATCTTATGTTTACTAATAGCATCATAGAATTTACGAACATAATTTAATCTTGTTCCAGCTGGATAATTTATAAAAGCATAAGCAGCTATTAATATGTAAGCAAATTGAGGTGTTTCGTATATGATACCATTAGTTCTATTTTTAATTAAATATTTATCACATAATTGTTTTATTCCAGCGTAAGTAAATATATAATCTCTATCATGATCTATAAATTCTCCAATTTTATTTAGTTCATCTTCGGTGTATTTTTCTAAAAGAATAGGATCATAAGTTTCATTTTTTATGCCATTTTGTATAAATTCGATAAGCCTTGGAGCATGTTTTCCTTTCCAAACTTCTTTTCTTAATTGATAATTTAAAAGTCTTCCAGCTACAAATTGATAATTTGGTTTTTGAATAGAGATTAAATTAGCCGCGCTTTCGATTAAAAGTTTATGTATTTCTTTTGTAGTTATTCCATCGTTAATATTTATTTTGGCATTTATTTCGATATCAGTTAAACTAACATTGCTATAACCATCAATCGCCCAGTTAATAACTTTATGGATTTTATCTAAATCAAATTTTTCAGACGAACCATTTCTTTTTTTTACATAAAAATTTTTAGTCATAATCAAGCAACGTAATGTATCTTACATTATTTTTACGAAAGAAAAAAGTAAAAAGAATTATTTTATTAACAAAAAGGAAAAAAGCTATATGAAGTGTATTAAAAAATTACTTCCCAATGAGTTCTCCAAAGCGGAGCTTTCCCTGTTTTTTAGGGTTATCAAAGCCTATTAGTCAAACTTCCCAATCGAGTCTATAAAGCCTTTCGGCCCCTAGCACTTATCAGACACCGGTAGAACTGTCATTTGCGCGCTAGCCCTTACACCTACACACCCACTAAATATAGTGGTTTTCTGGGTCGCAAGCTCCGTTAGCGTTGCCCACGTATCGACTAATAAGACTTATCGTTTTTCGGAGTACGACAAACCTTATCCGCTAATTGGGCGGTATGTTAGTATATAGTAATATTTTTCTATTTAAATGTCAAATAAAAAGTGTAATAATAATAAAATAAGGAGCTTTCATGCAAGAAAAATTCAATATTACAAAAAATGATATTAAAAATGGCGAAAAAACAATACCATCTAATTGCGCTATAGCCAAAGCAATAAAAAGAGAAATGAAAACAAAAAATATAAAACTAGGAAATGTTTCTGTACTTCCAGACGATGTTTCTTTTTCTATATTTAATGAAAATACAAAAAGATTTAAAACATATAATGCTCGCATGCCTTTATATGGTAAAGAATTTATAAAAGCTTTTGACTCTGGTTTAAGAGTTAAACCATTCGAATTAGAATTAAATTTTAAATAATAAAAATTTATGAAGCGTCAAATTGAAATTGATATTACTGAAGGTGCATCAAAAAAAGGTAAAGCTCCTTTAAACAAACCCTTTAGGCTACCAAAAGGAAATAAAAAGAAATTTGGCGTTTATGTAAAAAATCAAAAAGGCAACATCATAATGGTTAAATTTGGTGACCCAAATATGTCTATTAAAAGAGATAATCCAGCCAGAAGGAAAGCGTATAGATCAAGACATGGTTGCGATAATCCAGGTCCTAAATGGAAAGCAAATTATTGGAGTTGTAAAATGTGGAGCGCTAAACCAGTAAGTAAAATAACTGGATCTTGCGGAAAACCAAATTGTGGTTCTGTTCAAAATTTAGAAGATGAAGTTACGCTTGAAGTTGATGTTCAAGCTAAAGGAAAGGGTCTTTGGTACAATATTCAACAAAAAAAGAAAAGAATGGGCAAAAATTATCGTCCAGCACAAGAAGGATCTAAAGATAGACCAAGTCAAGAGGCTCTTAAAAAAGCTCAAGGATCTGATTACGAAAATGAAACTTATGAATGGGATGGCGAAACAGAATTTGACCAAAATGAACTTTTAAAAATGGACGCTTCATTAGCTCAAGTTGAAGAAGTAGAAGATGTTGAAGATGAACTAGAAGATTATGAAGAAGAAGAAAACTGCAGTAATTGTGAAAATGAAGAATATAAAAAAATGACGGTTACAGAAGGGCAAAAACTTAACGAATTTTTAAAACAATGTATTCCTACAAAGCAGGGCGACGATAAGAATAAGTTTAAATCTTGCTTACAGGACTATAAAAATAAAAATAAAAAATAAATTGAACATAATCTCTATAGTGTAATCTATAGCAGATAGTGAATAAGCTTAAAAATTTATTCAGTTGGTTTGGATGGAAAAGTAAACTAACATTAGTACTTTTAATAAATGGGGCGATAGCTTATTATTCATTAAATATAGGATTTAATTTAGCAAAAAATCATAGTATATCCAAACTTCCAAACTCTTGCTTTGTTGATTCTGTTGCGTTTGCTTCTAATGCTAATTATATACTATCTCAAGAAAATACATGGGCTCAAATCTTTGCTTTTCAATTTCATTATACAGACGAATTAGATAACATAAAAGTCATTTTTGATAAAACCTTAATAGAGTATGTGGTATCTATACCAAAACACAGAGGGCATGCAATATGTGTTTTTGAGCACAAGGGAATGCTTTGGGTTTATGATAGTAACTATGGCACAATGCCAGTTGGAGTTGCTGGTAATAGAGCAGAGTATCAAATTAGAGTAACCAAATGGATAGAAGAAAAATATAAAGCTATAGTTTTTAATAGTATTTTAATAGACGATGACGCAGAGAGAACTAAAGCATGGATAAAAGAATAACTAAATTAATTAGAGATGTTAAATTAATAGCACCATCTTGTAATAATACTGAACAATTTATAGCTGAATTTTGGAAATATCATAAAAGAAAAAATAAGAAAAGAAACATTCTCTGGTTCTCGGTCTTGGCTGTAATCTTCTTCATATGTTGGATCTTATCAAAAAATTAAAGGATTGGTGGAATAAACTTGAACATTACGAGAAGTTCTTTTTTATTGTTTTTATTCCAGCTATTTTGTTTACAATTTACGGAATCAGCGATCTTTACATTAATCATTTTGATCTTCTTTCTAAAGATCACCATATGGGATTTTTTCTTAGGTTCTTTTTTCCGATCTCTTTAGCTCTTTTAGTTACCAGCTTAGAGCGCAGAAGAAGAAATAAGCTAGTTAAAAATATTAAAGATTATTTAGATAAATAATTATTTAATCCTAGCCTCTAAATAGAATATATATATTAACACAGCGGCACAAATTAATATACTAGCAGTAGTCATATTTTGAATTACACCATATAAGAAACCTGTGTAATATAAATATATGCCAATACCCCAAAGAAAAGACAACGAAAAACAAGGTGATTATATGGGCCGCTGTATGGAATTCATGAAAGATGAAAAATATCCACAAAAACAAAAAGTCGCAATTTGTTTAAATACTTTTCGTGGACCACAAAAGAAAGCTAAAGCGGATATTGAGCTAGATATAAATAATCCTGATTTAGAAGTAAAAAATAATTCTAATAAACAAGAAATTCTTGAGGTTGATATTTCTGAAACAGAAGCCTATCAAAAAGCATATAAAAGCAAAACAAGAAACATATAATTTAAGATAATTTATTTTTCTGTCTTTTTTCTTCTAAAAATCTTATTATTTTATAATAATCGCCTTCTTCAATTAAATAGTTTTCTCCAGCGGTTTCAGATCTTTGTAAGATCTCATGAATAAATTCTTCATGAATAATATTGTAATTTTTAAACCAATTATAACCTTTGGGATAAAAAGTTTTCATTTAGGATAAATTATATTTTTTTAAATTTAAATTCGATATTATTTTTTTATGCATAGATAGCCTATTTGTTAACGCCAGAATGTCTGCTTGATTTGGGGGTATGGTATTTTGCAATTCTTTTATTTTATTTTCGATACCCTCTATTGTTTTTTCTGTTTTAAATATAGAATTATTTATTTCTTCTAAATCCATATGCTATATTATATATAATTATTATTAATTTGTCAATTTTAATACTTGATATAATTTTAAATTGATATTATAATATAGAATTATGGAAGGCAATAAATATTATGTTGGTCCTGATAAAGAAGCGCAAGAAAGATATGAACTTACTAAAAAATATGAAGCCAATAGTTTAAAACCAGGCTTTAAACCTCCATTTGTAAACTTACCAATTACAACAATCAAAGAAAATTATAAAGAAAACGTATTATTAGATGATAAAAATATTAATAACATCAAATATATTGGTTTAAAATCAGGTGGGTCACTCGGCTGTCATTGGCACAAAGAAAACTTTCATTTTGTTATTTTAATGAAAGGTATATTAAATTATTATGAAAAGCCTTTAGAAAATACAAAAGGAGTTTTTTTGGATAGAATAAAGATTGGTCAAATGTTTTATATACCACCTATGGTAGAGCATGACATATTTGCTGAAGAAAATGATTCTCAGTTTTATATTTTTAGCCATAAATCTCTAGAAAAAGAAAAAATCGATACATTCAAATCATCTTATGATATTAAGAATTTTCCTTTAATATCTAGAGAAAGTACACCTAGCGAAATACAATATATAAAAAGATTTTCATATGAACGTAATTAATATTGGCGGACACGGAATAGGAGATTGCATTTTATCTCTACAGATTGCCCATCTTTTAAATAAAAGACATATACCCACCACCAATCTAATTTCTTCAAGAAACGAAGTATATAAACCATTATGGTATGCATTTGGAAACGTATTAGAAATTAATAGAATTGATGAAAAATATTCAGATGATAATGCATTATTAAATGAACCAGAATATATAAAAGAATTAAAAATAAAATACGAATCAGATATATTAACGTACAATGTACCAGATCTTTTATTTAAAAATCAATTTGCATTTAATTATGAAGAATATGGACTAAATCCTCAGATAATAAAAAAAACAAGACTACTTACAAATCATTTTCTTAAAAAAGAAAACATAATTTATTGCGGACTTTCCACGACTACTCCTAATTACTTATATAGAGATATACCGACTTTACTTAAATCATTAGCCGAACATCTTCCAAATTATACTATATACTTTCCTAAATTATCTAAATGGGACAAAGAGATAGATTATAATTGTAATTTTGATATAAACTATCCATCGAATGTTTTAATTGAGGAAGATCCAGATTTTCATAAATCATTAGATATTTTATTCAAAAGCAAATATGGAATTTTTACTTGTAATGGCCCAAGCCATATAGCGTATCATCTCGGAATACCAAGACTCATTCTTGATCCACAATTTAATAAAATTCCATGGATGGCTAGATGGAAAGAAGATTATGAAGAATGCATAAATATAGAAACACATTTTAATGACATAAGTAAAATTGTATATAACAACATCAATCATCCAGAAACAACATTAATAGATAGAAAAATTCTGCTACATTTACTAAAAAATGGATATAATTCTTGGAAAGAAATTTTCCTGCTAAAAGAAAAATGAATAAAATTTTAATTATTGGAGGTTGTGGATATGCTGGTAGTGCACTTTTTAATTTTTTAAAAGATAAAAATTACGAAGTTACATCAGTAGATCTAGAGCTTTTTGGAAATCCAGGTATATCAAATTTAAAAGAAAATTATAAAAACTTAACAAAAGAATATTTATCGAATTTTACAGATGTTATTTTATTTGCCGGACATTCTAGCGTAAAGATGTGCGAAACTAATATGATGGGAGCATTTAAAAATAATGTTCAATATTTTTTAGAACTTACGGAGAAAATATCTATAAATCAAAAATTTATTTATGCTAGTAGTTCTAGCGTTTATGGAAACGTTAACAGAAATATAGTTACAGAGGAATGTGAAGAATATGTAGCTGGAAGTTTTTATGATTTATCTAAAGCTGAAATAGATCATTATATGAAAATTTCAGACAAAATAAATTACTATGGTTTAAGATTTGGAACAATTAATGGATATGCTCCAAACATTAGGAACGACGTAATGATAAACGCTATGGCTTTTTCCGCAATTAAAAATAAAGAAATTAAAGTATTTAATCCAATGATAAGAAGACCAATTTTGTATATAAAAGATTTATGCAGAGCAGTGGAAACGATTATATTGAATGGAAATTTTCAAACCAGAGGAATTTACAACTTAGCTTCTTTTAATTCGACACCAGATATAATTGGTAGAAAAACGGCAGAAGTTTTTGAAAATATAAAATTAAGTATATTCGAGAGGAATCCAACACCCGAAGAATCTATTAATAAAAAATTAGTTTCCAAAGCTTATGATTTTGCAATATCTTCAGATAAATTTATTTCAACATTTGATTTTATTTTTGAAGGGACAATAAAAGACATCGCCTTAGAATTAAAAGAAAAAGAGGCAGAAATTATTATCTCAAACAATAGAAATAAAGAGAATATTTTAATATGAGAATAGGAATTACCACAATTGGATATGAATCAAAAGATCTATTGAATAGATGTTTTGTGGCTTGGAATGAAATTAAAAAAAATAAAAGCTTAATACCTAATTTAGAAGATCTAAGAATATGCTTTGCTCATGGATGCTTTGAGGAAACTTACAAATTAGGATTTCCGATATATTCAGTAGACAATACGCACGAGATTGCCAAAAAAATGAAAGAGGAAGAAATAATTGATGATTTAATTATATATGATACTCCTCAAAAAGAATATGTCATGTGGACAAACAATTTATTAAAACTAAAAGAATCAAATATAGATTTACTTATAATGGTTAATATAGACGAAATATGGACCGTCGAAGAAGTGCAAAAATTAATTAATTATATAAACAATAATGACCTTGTTGATTATTTTAAAATTAATTTTAAAAATTATTGTATAGATTATGAAACTTGGGTAGATGATTTTATTGTGCCGAGGGCTTGGTTCGTTAATAAGAATAAAGGTTTAAAAAGATTTTATCAAGACGAATTAGTGGAATATGAAGATGGGACGAAAGACATAAACAGAGCGAATTTAATTGTCCCTAAAAATTTAATTTTTCCAAAACACTATAGTTGGGTAGGAACAAAAGAATATTTAAAAAGAAAATTAGATTTTCAACAATTAAGATTTGGAATTTGCTCTTATTCTTGGGATGAAAATAATGATAAACTCCAATTGAACCAAGATTTTTATACTAGGTTCAACGTACCAAAACCAATTTTAAATAAGGACTAATATATGAAAGATGTAATACAAATAACTCAATGTAGGCTTTGTAAAAGCTCAGAAATTAAAACAATACTTCCTTTTGGAGAGGTTGCCCTTGCCAACTCATATCCAGAAAATCAAAATGAAAGCGAAGATTTATTTCCACTAACTTTAATGAAGTGCGCAGAATGTGGACATATTCAGTTAAAAGAAACGATAAACCCTGATAGATTATTTTTAAATTATCTTTATTCAAGCTCAGATTCGCCAGCTTTGGTGAAACATTTTAATGAATATGCAAATGATATAAAAAATAGATTTAACTCCGAAAAAAAAGTAACAATTCTAGACATAGGATCAAATGATGGAATCCTTTTAAAGGAATTTGAAAATATTGAATTTGGAAATTTAATTGGAATTGATCCTGCAAAAAATATTTCTGAAAGAGCTAAATCAATAAAAAATGCCACGATCATAACTGATTTTTTTAATTTAGAAAGTTCTGAAAAAATTAAGTCTAAATTTGGACCAATAAATATTATTTGCGCTAATAATGTATTTGCTCACGTAGACAAACTAGAAAGCATGATTGAAGGAATAGCAAACTGCATAGATCAAGATGGTGTATTTGTTTTTGAAAACGCTTATTTATTAGATACAATTAAAGGATTATATTTTGATCAAGCTTATCATGAGCATTTACAATACTACGGCATAATCCCGCTGGTAAAATTTTTAAGAAAATACGGATTAGAAATTTTTGATATAAAAAGGGTTAACACGCAAGGCGGATCATTTAGAATTTTTACCAAAAAAATAAACAGCCAAAAGCATCAAATTACAAAAAATGTTCAAGATTTTATCGAAAAAGAAAACGAGTTTGGCCTATACGAAGATCAAACATATATTGATTTTTCTGAAAAATTGAGCAAACTAAAATTTGATTTACAATCATTAATAAAAAAAATAATTAATGAAAATAAAACAATATGCTGCTACGGATGTCCAGCAAAATTTGCGTTATTCTCTAAATTCTTTGAATTAGAAAATGACATAATAAAATATGTAGTAGATGATTCTTCTTTAAAACAAGGAAGATTTTCTCCAGGAAAAAAAATTCCTATAGTAAGCAAAAAACATTTTTACGACAATCCAACGGACTATTGCATTATTTCCGTATGGAATATGGCCGAATCAATTATAAAAAATAATGAACAATATAAAGGTAAATTTATAATACCCATGCCAACCTTGAAAGTAATAGAATGAAAATCTTTGACGCATTTTGTTTTAATAATGAACTTGACCTATTAGAATTAAGATTAAATATTCTTAATGATATTGTTGATTATTTTGTAATAGTTGAAAGCGAAAGCAATTTTTATGGTCAAGAAAAACTATGTTATTTTATTGAAAACAAAGATCGATTCGATAAATTTAAAGAAAAAATTATTAGTATAAAATTACCTAAATATAACTTTGGAAATCCATTAATAAATGATGCATTTCAAAAAAATATGTCTTTTAAAAGCGTAGCTCATTTAATGACCGATGAGGATATATTCATGTATTCGGATGCAGACGAAATACCAAATCCGAAAGCTATTGAAGAAAACAAAACAAATTTATTTAAACCAATAAGATTTAAACAAAATTTTCATAATTATTATATCAATGTTTTAGTTAAAAAACCGATTGTTTGGCACGGCACAATAATGGCTACTAAAAGATCTTTAGAGCAAATATATTTAAAATATTATAATCCAAATAATGAATATCAACTTTTAGCAAATTTAAATTATGGAATTTTTAGTCTAAGGCTTGATGGAGACAAAGATCAGTGGAATTTAGTTAGAGTTGTAGAAAATGGCGGATGGCACTATACCTATTTAGTTCCAAGAGAAAATCCAACCGAATTTATTTTAAATAAATTAAAAAATCATAGCCATGTAGAATTATCAAATGATAATACAGCCAACGTAAATAATGTAGAAAACGCTCTAAAAAACCTTTCTAGCATAAATGCGACAACCATGCCTTGGGGACTAGAAAAAATAGACTTAAACGAAACAAATACTCATCAATTCTTGTTAAATAATATTGACAAATATAGATATTTATTATACAATTCATAATTGTATATAATGAATATAGCTTTTTATATTATAACATATAATCGACCAAATATTTTAGCTCAATCAATTAGAACGGCTATTAATAATACCTCTGTAAAACCTAATGAAATTTGGATAATAGACGATGGATCTACTCCAGATCTAAAAAGCGCACTCTTAAATTATAGCATAGAAAATTCAAGTAAAATACCAGTTAATTTATTAATTCATGGAGTTAATCTTGGTATAGGATATTCCTTTGAAAGAGTTTATAGTCTTATAAATCAAAATGAAGATTTAGATATTGCATGCATAATAGAATCAGACTATATATGGAGAAAAGATTGGTTAAAAGATGTTTTAGATATTTTCGAAAGTCAACAAAATTGCATAGCAATTGCTGGTGCGGATCATCCAGATATGCACGACAGATCTAAGACCCATAGAATTTTTCCAGAAATAATGAAAGATTTTTTTGGAGAAGATTTAAAGTCTAGAGAATATTTATATAAACCATTTTTTATAGACACAAATTCCGGTAAGATAGAAGTTCAAGGAGTTAGTAATTCTTGTGGGTGTTCAATTTTAAATTGGAAAAGATTAAAACGCGCAATAAATTATTTGGAGACAAATGGTAAAGTTCCGATTAATGATTTTTGGAAAAGAATGGATAAAGGATTTCATAAAAATGTCCCAAACAATACGAGAAAACAAGCTTCGGACGGATGGATGAGCACAACGATTTCAAAGTATGGAGAAATGTACTTGGAATCTATAGGAATAGATATTACAAAAAATTTTCCATTCCTAAGCATTTGTGATTATAGCATATCTGAACATATTTGCGGAGGAGGAGTTAATGGCTATGTGGCTCCAGAAGGAGCTACATTTATTCGTTCTCCGAAATGGAATAATCAATATTTAGATAAAAACCCAAGGAATTAATATATGAAAACACAAAAAATAATTATTACTGGTGGCCTAGGATATATTGGTACGGAATTATGTAAATTATATTCAGGTGAAACAAGATTTAAAAATATTATAGTGACAGATAACAGATTTATATCTGAAAGAGTAAGACAATTAAGAGATTGGGGTTTTAATTTTATTCAAGGAAATATTTTAGATGAAAAATTTACAGAAAGCTTGATTAAAGACGCAGACATCGTTTATCATTTAGCTGGAGTAACAGATGTAGCATATGTAAAAACTGAAGAAACTCCAGAAAAAGATGAACAAATAAAAAAAACGGCAATAGAGGGAACCAGTAATATTTTAAAATTTTTATCTAATGACGCAAAGATAGTTTTTCCTTCAACACATGTTGTTTTTGAAGGCTATGAAAAAACAATGTTTGATCTTAAGGAGGAAGCAGAAACTAAACCCGTTTTGACTTATGCTAAATGCAAAGTAAAAAATGAAGAGGATATTAAAAATTCAAATAAAAATTATATTATTTTAAGGCTTGGTTCAGTTTACGGTTATTCTACAGATACTATGCGAATAAATATTATGCCTAATTTATTTTCAAAAATGGCATCACAAAATCAATCAATTAAATTATTTTCTGGAGGAGTTCAAAGAAAAAGTTTGGTTTCCGTTTTAGACGTTGCCAGATGTTTTAAATTTATGGGCGAAGCATTTATAAAAAATGAAATCTTTCACTTAAGCAACGAAAATGCTACAGTAAAAGAAGTAGCGGAAATTTGCAAAAAATATAGCCCAAAGTTGAGCATAATTGAAACAAATGATCCAATTCCAAATTTTGGATATACATTATGCAATAAAAAACTTTTATCTACAGGATTTAAGTTTTTATATAATTTAGAAAATTCTATTAAAGAAATGATTGAAAATTGGTCGCCAAGAAATATTAACTCTAATTTAGAATTTATAATTCGTGGGGAAAAAGAATTTATAGATGAAAGAGGAAAAATAAGTAATTATGAACTTACGGAACCAATTAATTTAATTGGATATATTGAATCTAAAGCAGAAACAATAAGAGCAAATCATTATCATCCAATACAAGAGCAAAAATGTTTGTTAATAAAAGGAAAGTATATAAGCGTGACAAAAGATTTATCTTATAAAAATGGAGAAATAGAGATTAGAGTTATAAAACCAGGAGATATAGCGGTTATAAAACCAAACGTTGCCCACGCGATGGTCTTTACTGAAGATTCAATTTTTCTAAATTTAGTTCGAGGAGAAAGAGAACACGAAAATTATGGAGTAACCCACACAATTCCATATTTATTGGTAAATGAATCATTTAAAGAATATCTATTAAATGATAGAATCGAGAATAATAAGATTCAATCTTGGATAAAATGAATATTAAATATAGACAAACATGTAGAATTTGCGGAAACCCAAACTTAACAGAAATAATCGATTTGGGATATCAACACCTTCAAGGCTCTTTTCTAAAGCAGGGCAAAGGACAAACATCTTTGAGAAAGATACCCAATAAAATTGTAAGATGTGATGTTTCTAAAAAAGAAAACGCTTGTGGTTTAGTTCAAACCGCACACACAATACCTCCAAAAATAATGTATTCAAATTATTGGTACGAATCTAATATCAGCCAGACAATGAGAGATCATTTAAAAAATATTACTGAAAAAGCATTAAAGATTATACCTAATCCTAAAAAAGTTTTAGATATAGCGATGAACGACGGAACTCTTCTATTAAATTATAAAGAAGGAATTGAATTATATGGAGTAGATCCTTCGGATATAACAACTAAAGTCAAACAGAAATATACAAATATTAAAATTTATAATGATTTATTTCCTTGCGCAGAAATGGAAAAGGATAAATTAGAAAAAAGTTTTGATATAATTACTTCAATTGCTTGCTTCTACGATTTAGACGATCCTTTGGATTTTTGTTTAAACGTAAATAAGTTTCTTTCAGATGATGGAATTTGGATTTTCGAAATGGCATATTTACCATTTATAATAGACAATCTATGTTATGACACATTTTGCAGCGAACACTTAGAGCATTATCATTTAGCGCCAGTTGAATACTTATTAGATAAAGCTGGATTAAGATTAATATATGCTGAACTAAACGACATAAACGGAGGAAGCATATGCTGTTATGCTGTTAAAAAATCTAATTTTAAATATGACTCCGAAGATAAAACTAAAGCATTGATGAATTTAAGATTTAAGGAATTTGACTTAGCTTTAGACGAATCAAAAATCTACGAAGATTTTAAAAATAGAATAGTAGCGCAAAAATATGAACTTGTTAAATTTTTTAATGAAGAAGTAATCAAGAATAAAAAAACGGTTCATTTGTATGGAGCATCAACAAAAGTAAACACTTTACTAGGATATTGTTTTGGCGATGATATATTAAAATATATTCAATATGCAGCAGAAAGAAGCGAAGAAAAATTCGGATCTAAAACATTAAGTGGCATAGAAATAATATCTGAAAAAGAAAGCAGAAAACTTGAACCCGACTATTATTTAGTTGGGCCATGGCACTTTAAAAGAGAAATATTGAATAGAGAAAAAGAGGCTTTGGTACAAGGTATAAAGTTTATTTTTCCTTTACCAAAATTTGAAGTAATAGGCCAATAAAACAATGGCAATTTCGCAACAAGATTTATTTGTAAATTTACTGCTTCCAAATAAAAATGGATTTTTTTTAGATATTGGCGCAGGAGATGGAGAATCTCAACCTTGTCAAACTAATACCGCTTGGCTAGAAGAATTAGGGTGGAAAGGCATATTATTAGAATATGAAAAAAAATATTGTGATCATGCAAAAAAATTTAGAAAAAATTCTATAGTTGTTCAAGGTGACGCATATGCTATAGATTATAGAAATATGTTTAGATCTTTTAATGCGCCAACAGCGATAGATTATCTTTCAGTTGATATTGATCCATGGTATTCACAAATTGCAAATGTACAAATACTGAGTTTTCTTCCTTGGAGAGAATACGATTTTAAAATTATAACAATAGAACATGATTTATATAATACGGAAGTAGGAAAATTTCAAAAACCAGCTTTAGCAAATTTTTTTAAAAATGAAATTTTAAAAGATTATAAGATAATTGCGGAAGACGTTGGACTAGTATATGATGGAAAAAAATATCTAGAAGATTGGTTTATAAATATAAAATATATTAAAGAGTTTAATATTAAAAATATAGAAAACTTATATTATTTAAAAGAAAATCCAAATAATATTATTATGGATCTATGTAAAAAACAAATAAAATGAAAATAGCTTATTTAGATTTAAATGAAGATGATCTTATAGAGGATTATTCGTTAACTCCAAATAAATATGGAGGAGGAAGGATTATAGCGGCAAGTCTTTTGGATAAATTAAAAGATTTTTTTATATACTCTAATATTAAATCGTTTGACAATATAGACGATAATAAAAAAAATCAATGCTTTAGTCTAGATTTAAATTCTAGAAGAGCAATTAAATCTGGACTACCTTTAAAAAATTATATAAAAAATGCAGATGAATATGATATATTTTTTCATCATCATGCTGATGTTTTCTTAAATTTAGAAAACTGCAAAAGTCAAAAACAGGCTGTATGGCCTGTTGGCTGGGCAGAAACGGTGCATTCAAAAACAAAAAACATTTTATTGTTTGATCCAGAAGTTCAGGCTACGAAATATTCAGAATTTGCAAAAATATATAAAATAGTAATTGGACCTAGATTTGAAAAATTTCAAGAATACAAAAAAGAAGATTTTATTTTTCAATGCTCAAGGCACTGTAACGAATATCAATCAATTCAGTTAGCTCAATTATGTAATAAACATAATATTAAAATATATTTTGCTGGCCCAATAGTCCCAGGATACGAATTATTAAATTTTATAGACAATAAAAATAGTTTTTATTTAGGCTCAATATCTCAAGAGATAAAAATTGCTTTTATGAAAAAAAGCAAATTCAACGCTCAATTGCAAACTTATCCGATATCGGCTACTTTAACTGGAAAAGAGTGCTCCAGCTATGGAGTTTCAATTATGGCTTCAGAAATCGGAGGGTGGAAAAATTATATAAAACATGGAATAAATGGATTTTTTATAAGAAATGAAAATGATTTTTTCAACGCATGGGAAAATAGAGATAAGATAAAACAAAAAGATTGTTACGAACTTGGATTAGAACATTCCGAAGAAAATATGATTGCTTTAGTGATTCAATCTTTGACAAACATTTTAAATAATGAAAATTAATTTTTATGATGATGATAATAGATCTTTAACGGATCCAAACTATTTTAAAAAAATGAATAGTTTTGGAGTGGTAGCTTTTAATATGAATAAAGCCTTAAAGCAAATCGGATTCTACGGAGAACTAGACGAGGCAGATTGGGTTGGAAAATGCGGTTCATTAGACCCATTTTTTCAATATAAAGATAAAAAAAGTTTTTATATAAATGTTTGGGAGACAAATAATACAATCCCACATTATTTATTAGATAACGCAAGAAATAAAATAATTTTTGGACTATCAGAAAAAATAACAAATATCTGGAAAAAGTATGGATTTAAATCAGAAACAATTTATGCAGGATGCGACACCGAATATTGGCAACAATCAAAGGAAAAGAATAAAAATCAATTTATATTTTGTCACGTTAATCATTCTACAGTAAGAAGCGCTTTAGAATTAACAGTACAAGCCTTTATTAAGGCTTTTAAATCTAATGAGAATGTCAAATTAATAATTAAAGATCATCCAGAAAATAAAATTTTTCATGATTATATAAAAAGCTTTAATTGTAAAAACATCGAGTACATTTTTGAATTTTGGGAAGCGGATAAAATTAAAGATCTATATAGCGAAAGTCATGTAACATTAAATGTTTTAAGGTCGGCCAGCTTTGGAATGCCGCTTCTCGAATCTTCTGCATGTAATAGTCTATGTTTAACTGGAAATGTCAGTCCAACTAATGAAATAGTAAATTCTAGTTTTGCGGCAATGATAGAATCAAACGGCGAAATACCCGTATATCCATATATTGAAGAAGCCGAAGTTAGATTCGGATTAAAAAATTATTACGGCAGATTTTCTTATCCAGAAATACCTTATTTTTGGAATTTTGATGTGGATATTTATTCTCAAAAAATGTTAGAGATTTATAATAATTGGTCTTTGTATGAAAAATTAGATAAAAGAACTCCAGTTGTAAAAAATTGGAAATGGGAAAATTCAGCTAAAAAGCTAGTTTCAGTATTGCAAAATTATTAAAATAAATTTATGATACATTTATTTGAAGCAGACCCAAGATTTTATAACGATCCGACTTTCGAGGAGAATCATGGTTCTTTTTCAGTTATAAACTACGGCATAAATAATGCTCTAAAAAAAATTAATTTATATTCAGATATTGATTCAGCGGAATATGTTGGAATACCAACGAGTTTAGATTTTAATTTTAATTATAAAAATAAAAAAATCTTTTATATTACAGTTTGGGAAACAATTAATAAATTAACAAATTATCATATAAATCATTTATCAAATAAAAATACTTATCTATTTGGCATGAGCGATCAAATAACTAATCTTTATTTAAAAGAAAACATAAGATGTAAAACTCTTCATTGTGGTTGCGATTCAGATTTTTGGCATCAAACAAAACCTAAAAATGAAATATTTACTTTTTTACATATAAATAGCAGCAACGTTAGATCTGGTTTAGATCTTACATTACAAGCATTTCATATGGCATTTCAAAATAACCAAAATGTTCAACTTATTATTAAAGATACAAACGCAAATGTCGATACTCTAAAACAAAGAATTAACGAGTTTGTTCAAAAAGGAACAAATATTAAATATATTTCAGAAAGAATGGGAAAATCTCAAATAAGAGATTTATACTCTAGCTCTCATGTAGGATTAAATTTATTAAGAATGACATCTTGGGGTTTTCCGCTTCACGAAATGTCAGCATGTAATTGTTTGTCATTAACAGGAGATTTTGAACCAACGAATATATTAATAAATAAAGACTATGGAGTTTTATTAAAACCAAGCCGAGAAGTAGAAATTATAAATAAATTATCAGAACTTGTAAATTATTGGGGCCTATTAAATTGTTATTCAGGATTTAATTATTCCGAAAGTCCAAGATTTTATGATTTTAATATAGAAGAATATGCTAATTTAATAAAAAATATTTATGAAAATTGGAATTTTTATAGTAAAATTGATACAAGAAATCCCATAATAGATAAATGGAAATGGGAATATACAGCTAAAAATTTAATTCTAGGGTTAAAAGAATATGATAACATTTAATTTTAAACATCCAATTCATTCAGATTACTCTAATGAGTTAAAAAATTTTTATAATATATTTTCAAAATATGTAAAATCGAACGATTGGGCGATTGATATTGGCGCCGGAGTAGGTGACACTACGTTAGTTTTGGGCGAATTAGTAGGTGAAGGAGGTAAAGTCATTTGTCTTGAACCATCAATAACCTATGATTTACTTATAAAAAATATACAAATTAATAAAGATTTTATTAAAAGAATACAACCCTACAAAATTGGTGCGTATAATAGATATTGTATAAAGAAAATTGTTACAAGTCCGCAAAGAGATAATGGGGGTATTGTAGACGATTTATTTTCTTCGGAAGGAAGAAATAATAGATCAAATGGATATGATATTGATGTAGTAAATATGAATAATTTTTTATTTGAAAGATATTCAGAGGAAGAGAGATCAAGGATAAAATTCATAAAAATAGATACCGAAGGACTAGATTTTTTAATATTAAATAATTTAAGGCCGTTTATAAATAAATATAAACCAATAATATTTATTGAATGGTGGAATAATGAGTTGCTATCTGACGTTATATTTGATATAATTAATCAAATAAATTATAATTCAATTAGGGATGACAATTTTCAAAAAACAGGACCAGAAGAATTTCCTCAAAGGGCTCAAAATTTAATTTTAATACCACAATGAACTGGCCTCTAAATATAAATAATTTTACATTTCTTGATAGATTAAAAATATGTCAATTTATATTAAATCCTAAAAATAGATGGACACAGGATACTCAAGTAAAAAAGATAGAAAAAGCTATGGCAAATTTTGTAAATTCTAAATACTCAGTTTTTGTTTCTAATGGATCAACAGCAAATACAATATTAAGTCAATATATTAAAGACTCGACAAATAAAAATGTAATAGTTTTCCCCTCGACAACATGGCAAACCTCATGCTCTCCATGGATAAGAGAAGGATTTATGCCACATTTTATAGACATTTCTTTAGAAGATTTTTCAATTAATAAAAAAGAATTATTAAAATTTGTAGAAAAAAATCATAAAAAAATAGCTTGTATTTTTCCAACTTCCTTAATTGGATTTTGTCCAGATATAGATTTTTATTTAGAATTAGAAAATAAATATAATATAAAAGTCATGTTTGATAATTGCGAAAATACTTTAGGAGATTTTAGGGGAAAAAATATTTCTTCATATTTTACTTCTACTACTTCGTCATATTTTGGGCACCAAATTCAATCCATAGAAGGAGGATTTATTTTTACTAATTCATTAAAAGAATATGAATATTTTCTAATGCAAAGAAACCACGGTATGACTAGAAGTTTAAAAGCTTATGGATTAAACCCTGCGAACTACATAAATAAGAACGTGGATGAATTATTTGATTTTTATAGTTTAGGAAGTAATTTTAGAAATACAGATTTAAATGCTTTTATTGGATTATTAGATATTAACAGAATAAATACATATAAAGAAAGAAGGATTAATTTATATAAATTATATAAATCATTATTAGACAAAAATAAATTCTATTTACCGCCAGAAAGAGAACATTGTCAAGATGTGGCTTTTTGTCTACCGATTATTGTTAAAAATCAAAATAAGTTTTTATATGAAAAAGCTTTTAATTTATGTAAAGAAAAAGGAATAGAGTATAGACCAATTATTTCTGGTTTTCTTGGATATCAAACATGCTATAAAAAATTTATGAAAAATCATAATAAATATAGAAATTCAATATATTTACATAACTATGGTTTTTATGTAGGTTTATATTCTAGCCTTCAAGAAAAGTGTATAATAGATTTTGCAAATAAATTAAACAAACTATAAAAATGAATAATATTTATTGGGGTTGGTTAGGAGGATTAGGTGGTCCCGATTGCGGAATTGGAGATTTTATTTCTCAATTACCAGGCATAGATTATTATTCTTTAGATTTAGAATCACAATTATATTTTGAAATTGCAAATGCAAAATTTGAATGTCTTGTACCAAAAAGAAAAAATATTTTTATAGTTAAAGATAAACTTCAGCATCCAAATACCATTATTCCTAATCATACGAATTGGAATAATCATTGTACAGCAGTATGGCTACCTCAAATAGAAAAGTTTAAAGGAAATTGGTCTCAAAAAAAAGAAAATTTTGCATATCCATATTTACCGATAGACTTAAATTTAAGAAATCATTTGTTATTTAAATTAAATCTAAACGATAAAAAATTTATAACCTTGAATAAGATTGCTTATCATGCTCAAAGAAATTGGAATGAAGAAGGTTGGAATTATTTAATAAAATTATTACATAATTTAAATTATTCTATAGTTAATATAGGATTAAAAAATTCCCTAAAAAATTCTATACAATATACTTTAAATGAAAATGTAATAGATATTGAAGATTTTAATTTAGATTTGAATGAAATTGGCCATGTAATGTCTGCATCTGAAGCGTGTATTTCTGTAAATTCCGGACTCTTTCATTTAGCAACGACTTTTCAAACCAAACATGTTATAGTAATTTCTAACATGAATTTACCGGACTGTCCATTTTGGATGTACCCAAACACCAAAGAACTAAATATGGAAGATCCAATAGAATCTATTGGAAATAATATATTAGATATATTATCTAAATAAATTTTAGAATTTTTATAAAAAATATTTATAATTAATTTAATGGATAGAGTAAATAAAATTAGTGAACTCTTACTGGAAGAAATTTCTGAAAGATTTGATAAAGAGCCTTTGGATATTAAAGATTTAGAATTTAGCGAAACTTTTGCAGAAATTTTAGATAGATTTATAGTTTTGCATATTAGAATGTGGAAATTAGAAGACGCCGCAGGGCAAACGGCAACGGATTCTGAATTAGCAGATATTAAAAGAAAGGTAGATTACTGCTTCAAAGACAGAAGGCCCAAACTAATAAAAGCTATAAATAGTTTTTTAGATATTTATATAAGCAAAAATCATACTAAAATATTTTCTGAAGAAAATGTTAAATTGTATCAAGGATTTAAAAATTAATGAAAAAAATAATTATAACTGGCGTAACAGGACAAGACGGATCTTATATGGTAGATTTTTTATTAAAGAATACAGATTATATGATTTATGGAGTTAGGCGCAGATCTTCAAATCCAAATTTAATAAATGTAAAACATAATATAGAAAATCCAAGATTTAAATTTATTACCGCAGATCTTTCAGATAGTAATTCTATAGATGAAATAGTAAAAGAAATAAAGCCAGATTATTTTATTAATTTCGCAGCCCAATCGTTTGTTGGAAGCAGCTGGCAAATTCCTCTTCAAACATTTGATGCCACGGCATTAGGAGTTTTAAGATGTTTAGAAGCTATAAGAAAATATGCTCCAAAGTGTAGATTTTATTCTGCTGGTTCTAGTGAAGAAATGGGAGATGTTTTATATAGTCCGCAAAATCTTGAACATCCTATTAGGCCAAGAAGTCCCTATGGTGCGGCAAAAGCGGCGGCAAGACACATAACAAAAGTTTATAGGGAATCTTATAATCTTTTTGCAATTCATTCGATACTTTATAATCATGAAAGCGAAAGGAGAGGCGAGGAATTCGTAACAAGAAAAATTACAAGAAATGTAGCAAGAATAAAATCTGCTATAGATCATAATTTAAAATTTGAACCTCTTGAACTAGGAAATTTAGACGCAAAAAGAGATTGGAGTCATGCAGAAGATTTTGTAGAGGGAATATGGTTAATGTTAAATCAAGACAAACCTAAAGAATATATTTTATCTTCTGGAGAAACCCACACAGTAAGAGAATTCGTAGAAAAAGCTTTTGCAAAAGCTGGAATTAATGGCAAATGGGTACATGTTGATGACGGAGACGCAGGTGAAATTTTTTGCATAGAAAATAGAAATGGCATATATGATATATTAATGAAAATAAATCCTAAATTTTATAGACCCGCAGAAGTAGATTTATTACTAGGTGACGCAACAGAGGCTAAAAAAGATTTAGGCTGGTTACCAAAAGTTTCATTTGACAAATTAATTGAAAGAATGGTAATATCAGATATTGAAAATTACAAACCATAAATTATGTCAATTTATAGTTAAAAAATTTATTACCAAAAATATTGATTGGCCAAGAGAAATAAAAATAGCTCAAAAATTAATCAAGATTTATCCAGAATATATATTTTGGAATAGTTTAAAATTTATTACATTACCAAGCTTAGCTTGGTTTTTAACGAAGGATGGTGAAAATTTTCTAGCTATAGAAAAGAAAAAAGAGCAATTAGATATAAAAAGAATTAAATTTAAATTAAATAAAATCAAAGTTTTTGAGGATAAAAAAGTTTGCCAAAAACCAAAAAACGTGCTAGAATTTATAAGATATGGGAAGAAAACCTAAAGAAGAAGTTCAACAACAATCTGTTGGTCCTAGCGCATCAGATAGACTTCTTTCCTTTTTAAAGGAAAATAAAGAAGATCATTATAATTTTGAAGATGAAGTTTATTATAAAGTATCAACCGGAAGCCTTAATCTAGATATCGCGACAGGCGGTGGCCTATCTCCTGGACTACATAGGTTCATCGGAATGAATGAAGGTGGTAAAACTTCTGAAGCACTTGAGGTCGCGAAAAATTTTCTTAAAACAATTAATGGTTCAAGGGCCTTACTTTTTAAAGCCGAAGGAAGATTAAGCAAAGAAATTAAAGATCGGTCAGGATTAAAATTTGTTACAAACCCATCTGAATGGGTAGATGGAACGTGCTTTGTTTTTGAATGCAATATATTTGAAACAGTTTCAGAATTAATGAAAGATCTAATTCAATCTAATGATGAAAATAAAAAGTACATTTTTATTCTTGATTCGGTTGATGGTCTTATTACGAAAGGGGATAAAGAAAAAACTTTAAGTGAAGCGACTAAGGTAGCGGGTGGAGCAGTCATATCTTCAATGCTTATGAAAAAAATTTCGCTTGCATTATCAAAGCGTGGACATATAGCAATATTTATTAGTCAAGTTCGTTCTGATATTAAACTTGATCCATATGCCGCAAATAAAGATGTAAGACAAACTACAGCTACTGGCGGGAATGCATTATTACATTTTGCTAATTGGATTCTTGAATTTGAACCTCGTTATAATAAAGATCTTATTCTTGAAAAACCAAATGAAAAATATGACGCGGTAAAGAATAAAATCATTGGACATAATGTAAAAATTGGCATTAAAAAATCAACAAATGAATCTACAAATTCTAAAGTTCAATATCCAATTAAATATGGTAGAAAAGAAGGTTCATCGGTTTGGAAAGAATATGAAGTAATTGATCAAATTTTATCTTGGGAATTTGCAAGCGCTAAAGGAGCATGGGTTACGTTCTCTGATGAAATTATTGAAGAACTTAAAAAATCCAACATTGAACTTAAAAAACAACATCAAGGTATTGACAACTTAAGATCCTATTTAGAAGAAAATAAAACAATAACTGATTATTTTTACGACAAATTTATTAAGACTCTTGCATCATGAGGTTATTAAATATTAACGGTAAACTCGTTAATAAAAACATAAGAAAGTGTTTAGTTAATTGGGAAGGAAAAAGTAGAAGTAAACTACAATTTAAATTCAAACAATTTTTTTATCCATATTGGAAAAATCATATAGTTTACGAGGAGTTTCCAGTATACGGAACAATGCTTAAAGTCGATTTTTTAAATGCAACAAAACGGATAGCAGTCGAGATACAAGGCAATCAACACGAATCCTTTAATGAATTTTTTCATGAAAGCTCAAGGCTTAAATATCTTCAAAGCATAAAAAGAGATGTTCAAAAAGAAAAATGGCTAGAAATGAATGATTTTAAATTCTTAGAATTGTATGAAAGTGACCTCAAAAACTTAACACCACAATATATAGAAGAAAAGTGCGGAATATTGATCATTTAAGTGTAAAAGCTTGTGGTGACGAATAAAAAAAAGTTTAATTTTCCTAATAATCTTCTTAAACAATTAGATGAATGTAGTTTTGGTGGATATATTTTATTTAATTTTAACTCAAAAGGAGACCCGCAGGTTTTTACAAAATTTGACAATCAAATGAATGCTATGGCATTATTATATTATGTTGGATCTTGGATTAGCACGGTAGATCAAATTAATATGGATGCAACAGCTGATGCGATTTTAAGGCAAGATGATAGAAATAATGGCGACAATTTAGATGATTTAGATGGTGATGATCAAGACGAAAAAAACACATAAATAGCAAACTTGACTTTAATTTTAAAAATTGGTAAGATATAATATATAATGATATATTCCTTACAGGTAGAAAGACACGTTTTAAGTGGACTTTTGAAATACCAAGATTTATTTTCTGATGTAGATGTATTCTTAAACGAAAATGATTTCTTTCATGAAGTACATTCTGTAATATATGCAGTTTATAAAAATACAAAATATAAAGGGGAAAAAGTAGATAAAGTTCTTTTGGCAGAAAAAATTAAAAATTTAGGAATATCTTTTAAAGATGAAATTAATATATATGATTATATAGATAATCTTTCGTTTTCTCAAATCACAGAACAAGCCACAATGGACGCCTGTAAAGAATTAATAAAATTAAGAATAAGAAGAGAAATTAGTGAAACCGCAGATAAACTAAAAACTTATGTAAATAAAAGTCCAGAAGAAGATATAGATAGAATTATCTCACAAGCAGATGTGATTTACAATCAAAAAATATCGTCATATGTATCAAATGACGAACCAATAAATTTATTTAAAGATGTAGAAGATGTTATAGAAGAACTTGGAAATTCTCCAAAAGAAGACGTAGGATTAATAACTCCATATCCAGAATTTAATAGATTGTATGGTGGTTTAAAAAATGGAAATATTTATGCAATAGTTAGTAGACCTGGACAAGGAAAATCGACTTGGATTAATGACATATGTTTTAATATAGGAATATCTGCTAAAAATAAAACTAAAACATTAATTTTAGATACAGAAATGCAAACCTTTGATATTCAATTAAGAATGGTTTCTTCATTATCTGATGTACCAATGTGGTATCTTGAAACCGGCAATTGGAGAAAGAATGAAGAGATGACTAGAAAAGTTAGGGCTGCTTGGGCATTAGTAAAAAATTATGAATATTATCATTATCATGTCGGGTCTAAAAATATTGACCAGATATGTTCTATTATTAGAAGATGGTATATGTCAAAAGTCGGTAGAGGTAATCAAGCTTTAATTGCGTATGATTATGTAAAATTAACTGGAGAAAAGGTAGGCCAAAACTGGGCAGAGCATCAAGCTATTGGAGATAAAATTGATAAACTAAAAAGAATTTCGGAAGAAATAAAATGTCCCATAATTACAGCCATGCAACTGAATAGATCTGGCGAAAACTTTAATAGAAATGCATCTAATGTTACAGATGATAGTTCAGCCATAGCCTTGTCAGACAGGCTCCAATGGTTTGCTTCATTTGTAGCGATTTTTAGAAGAAAAACCTTAGACGAATTAGCTTTAGATGGTCAAGAGTTTGGAACTCATAAACTTATACCAACAAAAACTCGATTTCAAGGAAGAGAAGCGGCTGGGCATCAAGATTTGGTAAGAAGATTAGATGCTGCCGGTAAAGAAGTTTGGGCGCAAAATTATTTAAATTATAATGTTCATAATTTTAAGATAGAGGAAAGAGGTTCTTTACATACAATAGCAGAAAGACAAAGAGAAAGATATCAACTTGACGATAGAAATAGCAATGATGGCGAGATTTTATGAGCGTAAAACTTATATCAATCACTAGTCCGGATATAAATGAAATAAAAAATGCGGAGGATTTAATTGCTTTTTGTGCTCGCGTTAGCAATCCAAATAACCAAATTAATATAGAAACTGCGCCAAAGTTATTAAAATTTTTAATAAAACATAAACATTGGTCACCGTTCGAAATGGTTGATATGACTTTAGAATTAAAAACCAGCAGAGCGATTGCCGCGCAAATTTTAAGACATAGATCATTTTCTTTTCAAGAATTTAGCCAAAGATATAGCGCGGCAAATGATTATGAAGATATAGAATTAAGACTACAAGGAGACAAAAATAGACAAGTTGGAGAACAGCTATTGCCAATAAATACAAAAGCCTATGATCAAATATCGAACTTATTAGCAGAATCAATCTCTTTATCTCATCATTGTTACGAGACGATGATTGAAAATGGTATCGCTAAAGAAGTCGCTAGAATGGTGCTTCCATTAACAACTCAAACCACAATGTATATGAAAGGCTCTTTGAGAAGTTGGATTCATTATATAGACCTAAGAACAGAAAAAAATACGCAAAAAGAACACAGGATTTTAGCTGAACAATGTAAAAATATTTTTATAAAAAAATTTCCAATAATATCTGAGGCATTAGAATGGAAGAAAATATAAATAACGTATATCAAATATTAACAAATATTGGCTACTCTTTAAAAGATTATGGTCGAGAGTATAGGACCAAGCCAATCTACAGAGACAGCGATAATGATACTGTATTAAGAATATATAAAGACTCTGGATTTTGGGTGGACTTCAAAGAAAATACTAGCGGAGATTTACCAAGCTTAATTAAATTAAGTCTTAAACTAAATTCTCATGAAGAAGCAAAAAAATGGTTAAAGGAAAAAAATTTTGCGCCAGTTAATATTATTAAAGACAAACCCAAAATAAAAGATAAAAAAATATTCGACAAAGAAGTGCTTACCAAATTAAATCCCGACCATATTTATTGGATAAACCGAGGAATAGAAGCAGAAGTAATAAAAGAATTCCAAGGCGGAGTAGCTTCTGGTGGTAAAATGAAAAATAGGTATGTCTTTCCAATATTTAATTTAAATAAAGATTTAATTGGATTTTCTGGAAGAGATATAACCAATCAAAGCAAAATAAAATGGAAACATCTAGGAGACAAAAGCTCTTGGAGTTATCCAAGCCATTTAAATTTAGATATTTTAAATGAAAAAAAAGAGATATTTTTAATTGAAAGCATAGGAGATTGTTTGTCTTTATGGCAAAATGATATTAAAAACACGATAGTAACATTTGGTTTAGAAATAAGCATTTCTGTATTAAATTTACTTCTAAGGATAGATCCGAATAAAATTTATATTGCATTTAATAATGATTCAGAAAAAAATAATGCCGGTAATTTTGCAGCAGAAAAAGCAAAAAATAAACTTTTAAGATATTTTGATCGTAATCAAATCGATATAAAATTACCAATTAAAAAAGATTTTGGAGAAATGACGAAAGAGGAAATTTCAGAATGGAAAACGAAAATTTAAAAATATTATCTGCTTCTAGAATAAAAACTCTTGAAACCTGTTCTTGGGTTTATTGGAATAATTATCATACTAAAGTCCCACAATCTCAAAATGATGGAGCCTTAAGAGGAACGATTTGTCATACAATATTTGAGCTACTTTTAAGTCCTAAACATAAAAATCATTTTGATAAGATTATAAAGAAAAATTCTATTAAAGGGAGCAAACCCGTAACTAGACTAGTAAAGCGATTAAAGGCAAAAGTGGGACTAAATGAATCTAATTTTGAATTACTTGATCAAATGATTTTAGTTGGTTTAAAAAATGATTTTTTTGGAGAGGGCGGTAAAATAGTTAAACCAGAATATTCATTTGAAATTAAAAATGATCAGCCCAAATATCATATCAAAGGCTTTATAGATAAACCAATTAAAAAGAAAAAAGAAATGCATATCATTGATTATAAAAGTTCTAAATATAAATTTAGAGGAGATGATCTTGAAGCAAATTTTCAAGCAATGATGTATAGTTTAGCTAGCAAAAAACTTTGGCCTAAATTAAAACCAATTGTTAAATTTTTATTTTTAAGATTTCCTAAACAACCAATACAGGAGCTATCTTTTACTGAAGAACAAATTAATGGATTCGAATACTATTTGGAACATATTAATGATTATATTAATAATTTCAATGAAGATTCTGCAAAAGCAAATTTTGCTGCCGATAATGAAAAAAATAAATGGATGTGTCAAATCGGGGGATGGAAATGTCCTTATAAAGACCCTTTCGAATATTACGTAAAATTAAATAAAAATAATGAAATAATTGAAACAAGTTTACAAAATAATTTTAAAGACCTAAGTGGATTTACAGTAGAAAAAAGAAAATATCAAGGATGCCCCAAATGGAATACTAATAGTAAACGAAAAGATGAATTTTTAGAAAAAACAAATAAAACAGATGATTTTTTAGATTGATGATATTAAGTATTTATAGTAAAATCTTAACATGAATATATTACCTATATTTAAATCTCATTACAGTATAGGCAGATCAATTTTGACTTTGGAGGACGAGGAGTATTCTGAGAAATATCCAGATTCAATAATTCAAATTGCAAAAGATAATAATTTCAAAACATTATATCTTGTAGAAGATAATATGACGTCCTTTTTACAAGCTTATACAAATACTAAAAAATATAATATAAATTTAAGGTATGGATTAAGATTAACTATAACAGATAATATTTTAGAAAAAAAAGAAGATAATAAAAACAAAAACTCTAAAGTAATAATATTTTTTAAAAATGATAAAGGATACAGAAAGCTTATAAAATTATTTAGCATCGCCGCAAAAGAGGGTTTTTACTACGAACCAAGAATTGATTATAAAACTCTAAAGGAAAATTGGTCTGACGAAGATCTTTTGTTATGCATTCCTTTTTATGATTCTTTTATATTTAACAATCTTTTAAGAGGATATCTATGTATGCCTGAAATAGAATTTACCAAGCCTATTTTCTTTTTAGAAGAAAATGAAATGCCTTTTGATAAACTTTTAAGAAATAAAGTAATAGAATATACAGAAAAAAATAAATGCGATACAATCGAAGTAAAAAGTATATATTATAAATTAAGAAAAGATTTTAAATCATATCTGACTTTTAGATGTATTAATTCTAGAACAACTTTAAATAAACCTGAATTAGAACACATGACTAGTACGGAATTTTGTTTTGAAAATTGGTTGGAGAAAACTAAACATGGATGAGCATTTATTAAGATATAATAAAAATAAAACATTTGTTTTAATCGATTTTGAAACATTCAATCTTTGTTTGAACTTTTGTCATAACTTGCCTTGGCAAGTAGGCATGATTAAAGCAAAAGGAGATTTTAAAGTAGATAATAAAAATTTTTATATTAATTGGGATACTGATTTAAAAATTAGTCAAGATGCAGCAAGAATCACGAGATATGATCACAAGAAAGTAGAAAAACAAGGTTTAGATGTAAAAGATGCGTTTCCAACAATAAAGGATTGGTTAGATCATGCAGATTATATTATCGGGCATAATGTTTTAGGATTTGATGTTTATTTAATTAAAGAACTTTATAAATCCATGAATTGTCATTGGGATCATCTTTTAAATAAAATAATTGATACAAATTGTATTGCAAGAGGAATAAAATATAATATTCCATACAAGAAAGAAGAAAATCTTTTAGAATATCAATATAAAATATATCATACCAAAAGAAAAGACGTAAAAAGTTCTTTAACAGTTTTAGGAAAAGAAAATGGTATAGAGCACGACTACGAAAGGCTTCATGACGCTTTAAATGATCTTGACTTGAATTTAAAAATATGGAATAAATTAAAATGGCAGGTAAATATTTAATATGGCTTCATTAGATGACATTTATGATATTGTTGAAAAAATGGATAAATCTAATATAGAATATCTATTGATAACTATTCAAAAAGGTAAAAAGAATGGTAAGGCGGATGTGTTCTATAATTTAAATGATAAAAATTCTTTTAAGGTATTAGCCCAAGGGTTAAAAGCTTTTCAAGATCAAATAGATAAAGAAAATGATTGATTTAAAAAATTTCGATAAAAATTTTGCCAATATAGATCTTCCTCTTCATGGAGTAAGATTGCCAGAATTTGAAATATCTAATCACTACAAACATAAACTTGAAATTAGTGAAGATTCATCAAATTATGACTTCCTAAGAGCACTAGCTTTAAAAAAATTCAAAGAATTAAATGTAAAGAAGAATTCGGACGAATATAAGAAATATATAGATAGAGCAAAACATGAGCTAGAAACTATTAAAGAATTAGAGTTTGTTGACTATATTTTATTAGTTTGGCATGTTATTAATTATTGTAAAGAAAATAATATACCAGTAGGGCTAGGTAGAGGTTCAGCCGCTGGATCCTTAATCTTATATTTAATCGGAGTTACGAATATAGACCCAGTAAAATATGACCTTTATTTTGAAAGATTTATATCCAAGATTCGCGCTAAAAAGCAGGTTGTTGATGGAATAACCTATTTAGATGGTAGTTTGATGTGTGACGTTGATTTGGATATTTGTTATTATAATAGACATAAAGTACTTCAATATCTAGAAGATAAGTTTAAGGGCAAAACGAGTAAAATTTTAACTTTAAATACTTTAAGTGGTAAATTATTAATAAAAGAATGTGGAAAAATAATTGGAGAAAAAACAGATCAAGAAATGACCGAAATCTCATCTTTAATACCTAAGATATTTGGTCAAGTGAAAGATATTGAAGAAGCTTACGCAGAGGTCTCAAAATTTAAAGAATGGTGTGATCAAAATAAAGAAATATATGAAATAGCTTTAAAATTAAGAAATTTAATTAAAAATAAAGGAGTTCATCCTTCTGGTGTATTACTTTCTCATAGCGAATTAGAATCTGCATGTCCAACCGAATTTTCTAGTGATAAAGAGCCAGTTTCAAGTTTTGATATGAATTGGGCAAGTTTATTTAATATTAAATTAGATATTTTAGGACTTAGAAGCGTTTCGGTAGTGGATGATGTTTGTAAGAACATTAATATAAAATTACAAGATATAAATTTGAACGATGAATCTATTTATAGAAATTTACAAGATTTAAGAAGTCCTCACGGCCTGTTCCAAATTGAAGCGGAAACTAATTTCAGAGTTTGCCAAAAAGTTAAACCAAAAAATTTAGAAGAGTTAAGTGGCGTATTAGCTTTGGCTAGACCTGGCGCACTTCAATTTGTAGAAAAATATGCAAAACATACTAACACAGACGAATATGAAACCATCCATCCATTTTTTGATGATATTCTTAAACATACTGGCGGCGTTGCGCTTTATCAAGAGCAATTGATGCAAATGGCGCATAAAATTGGATTTACTTTAGATGAAGCAGAAATCTTAAGAAGAATTGTAGGTAAGAAAAAAACTGACGAAATTAAAGCTTGGCAGAAAAAAATTGAATTAAAAATAAAACAAAATAAACTACCAAAAGAAGTTGGAGATATTCTATGGAAAATTTTGGAAGATTCTGCAAATTATTCTTTTAATAAATCCCACTCAATAGCTTATGCGGCTTTGGCAGCTATTACAATTTATTTAAAATTCAACTACCCACAACAATTCTTTTTATCTTTACTAAAGATGACTAGACATGAGCCAGATCCTATTGGCGAAATTTCTAAAATACAACAAGAGATGGCTGCATTTGGAATTAAGCTTTTAAAACCTCATATTATTAAATCCGAAATGGACTTTTCGATCGAAGGAAATGATATTAGATTTGGCTTGCTTTCAGTAAAAGGCATTTCTGATAAATCAATAGAAAAATTAAATAGTTTCAGAAATAAATACTCTAATAAATTTGAAATATTTCAAGCCGCAGAAGAAGCAGATCTTAACATAGGAGTTCTATCTTCTCTTATTCAAGCTGGAGCTTTAACAGGATTTAAGCAATCAAGATCAAAAGTTGTTTTAGAGGCACAGCTTTGGAACATATTAAAAATGAATGAAAAGAAATATTGCATAGCTTTTGCTGATAAGTTTGATTATGATCTAATTAAAATTATAAAACACCTAAATACCTTTACTGACGAAAAAGGCAAAGTTATTATAAAAAGCGCTAGATTAGAGACTATTAAAAAGAAATATGAACCATACTTAAAAATATATAATCAAAATAGCAAAAGCGAAGGATTTGCAAACTGGTATTACGAAAAAAGACTTTTAGGATATTCATATGAAAAATCTTTAAAAGAAATATTTAAAGAAAAAAGAGAAAACTTAATGTCTGTAAGTGAGATATTAGACTCGCCAATTAATTCAAAAGTTGCATTAGTAGGAGAAGTATATGAAGTATATTCTGGAGTTTCTAAAAATGAAAAAAAGACTAGATTTCTTAAACTTAAAGTATCAGACGAAACAGCAATGATTAATGTACTACTATTTAATGATTATATTGATAATAATAGAACTTTAAATAATAAGAACTATGAAGAAAATAATATAGTTATAGTAAAAGGAACAAAAAAAGATGATTGCATATTTGCAGACATAGCGGCTATTCAAGATAATCAGATATTTATGAAATTAAGCGAAGTAAAAAATATTTGACATAACATTAAATATATAATAATATTCAATATATATGATATCATTTTATAAACCTAATAGTAAAAATACTGGAACAGCTTGTAGTTTTTCAGTTAATCCTAAAGACGAATCAATTTGGAGTTCTTTAATTAAACAAAGCTCTTGGAATGAATCTAAGAAAATAGGATCTTTTTCTGAAAATCAAAATAATCCAAGTAAAAGTGTTAAAATTAAATTTTCTTTAACAGAAGCAGCCGGTATTTTAGATGCTTTAGAAAGGAATTCTGAATTCTCTGCATATCATACATCAGACAAACAAGTAACAAGAATTAAACTAGCGCCTTATATCAAAGACGCGAAACAAGTAGGATATTCATATATGGTATCTAAAGAAGATAAACAGAATAGCGAAAATAAACAAGCATACCTTATAGGTTTTTATTTTAATGAAGCAAGGCTTTTGAAAGAATTTTTAAGTTATGCATTAACTTCTGTATTTGATTCTCAAAGAGTAGAAATGATTAAAAAATTAAAAAATTCAAATAAAGAGAATAAAAATGTAGCTACAGAAACCGAAGATGCAGATCTTTGGTAGTAATGAAAAAGAAAAAGATTTTATATCAATCTGACTTTAGTTTAGCTAAAACTGGATTTGGTAGATCTTGTAGAGCTATACTTGCGTATTTACATAAAACTGGTAAATATGAAGTCGTAAATTATGCTTGTGGATTACAATATTCTCATCCAGAACTTAAAAAAACTCCTTGGAAATCAATTGGGTCTTTACCAGATAATCCTCAAGAAATAGAACAATTAAACAAAGATCCACATTTAGGCAGACTAGCAGGATACGGAGGTTACTATCTTGATAAAGTTATATCTGAAGAAAAACCAGATGTCTATATTGCTGTCCAAGATATTTGGGGGATAGATTTTGCTATACCAAAAAAATGGTTTAATAAAACAAATTCAGTTTTATGGACCACATTAGATTCACTTCCAATATTACCTTCAGCGGTAGAAGCTGCAAAAAAAGTAAAAAATTATTGGATATGGAGTGATTTTGCCACTAAAGCATTAAATGATATGGGGTATTCAAATGTAAAAACCGTTCATGGTCCACTTGAAACTAAAAATTTTTACCGTTTAGAAGAATCCGAAAGACAAAATCTTAGAAAAAAATTTAGAATTCCATTAGATGCATTTATAATAGGATTTGTATTTAGAAACCAACTTAGGAAAAGCGTTCCAAATTTATTAGAAGGATATGCTCTTTGGAAAAGATCTAATCCAAGTATTAAAAATACTTTTTTACTTTTGCATACCCATTGGAGCGAAGGTTGGAATATTTATAAATTAGCCGAAGAATATAATATTCCTAAAAATGAAATTCTAACTACTTATGTATGCAAAAAATGTTTAAATTATGAAGTCAAGCCTTTTCAAGGTCAAGACTTAGATTGTCCAATATGCGGAGAAAAAAAGGGGCAGATTACAACTAACGTAGGATTGGGGGTTACAGAAGATCAATTAAATGAAGTATATAATCTTATGGATGTATACTGTCATCCTTTTACAAGCGGTGGTCAAGAGATACCCATACAAGAAGCAAAGTTAACGGAACTAATTACATTAGTTACTAATTATTCTTGTGGAGAAGAAATGTGTAAAGAAGAAGCTGCCAGTTTTCCATTGGAATGGAGTGAATACAGAGAGCATGGAACAGAATTTATTAAAGCATCCACAAAACCCAACTCAATAGCCAAACAACTTAATAAAGTATATAATATGACTCCATTTAAGAGAAGAGAAATGGGGAAGAAAGCTAGAGAATGGACGATAGAAAATTTTTCGGTTGAAACGATTGGAAAATTTATTGAAGATTTTATAGATAATTCACCAGAAATAAATTATGATTTTGATTTAAACAAAGAAGATCAAAAAGATCCATATATTCAAATAGAAAATATAAAAGAAGATTCGGCGTGGATTTCTCAATTATATCATAAAATTTTAAAATTAGCAGAAATAGACGAAAATGATGATGGACATAAACATTGGATGGAACAACTTAGAAAGGGAGCGAAAAGAGAAGATGTAGAAAGATATTTTAGAGAAGTAGCTTTAAAAGAAAATGAAAAAAATAAACAACAGTCATTTGAAGATATTTTAGATAAGGATGACGAAGGCAAAAGAATATTATATGTTATGCCTGAGAGCGCTGGAGATGTTTTTATGGTGACTTCTTTATTCGAAAGTTTAAAAGAAACTTATCCAGAATACAATTTATATGTTGCTACAAAAAATCAATTTTTCCCTATATTAGAAGGAAACCCTTATATTCATAAAGTAATTTCTTATATTCCTCAAATGGATCAACTTTTATGGTTAGAAGGATTTGGTAATCATAAAGGATATTTTGATATAGCTTTTATTCCATTTGTAAATACTCAAAGAATATTAACTTATATACATAATGGAAAAGATAGAATTGCTTTTAATTTGGAGAAAAAATGAAATTAATAGAAACATACGCTGCAAATTCTGGACTTCAAATATCTAAACCATTTATATATGAAAAATATTTTCCACTACTTATAGAAAAATTTATAACAATTCATAAAGAAGTAAAATATCCTTCTAGACAATATTTATATTGGCAAGAAGTAGTTGATATATTAGAACCAATACTATCAAAACAAAATATACAAATAGCTCAAATTGGAACAAACGAAGACAAACCTTTAAATGGCGTTTTCTCCTTATTAGGAAATACGACATTTAATCAACTTGCTTTCGTAATGAAAAACTCTTTGTTGCATGTAGGAGTAGATAGTTTTCCTGTTCATTTAGCATCATTTTACGATAAGAATATAGTTTCTATATATTCAAATACAAATTCTAACAATATGGGTCCATATTGGGGAGATAAAAAAAAGCATATTCTAATTGAGGCGGATAGAAAAGGCAATAAGCCAACATATAGTTTTGATGAACATCCTAAAACCATTAATACAATAAAGCCAGAAGCCATATCTAAAGCAGTTCTAAATCTTTTAAATATAAAAAATGAAAAATTACCAAAAAGCATATATTTTGGAGAAAATTATCAAAATAAAACTTTAGAAATTATACCAGACCAACCAATTGATCCAAATCAAATTCCAATTCCAAATATTATTGTAAGGATGGATTATCATTTTAATGAGGAAATTTTAGCTTTTTGGCTTCAGCATAAACAATGCATTATTCTTACAAATAAGCCAATAAATATTGATCTACTTAATAATTTTAAAAATAATATATTACAAGTTATTTATATAATAGAAAAAGATAATGATTTTAAATTTGTTAAAAGCTTGAAGAATAAAGGAATTCAATTTGGTATGATATCCTATATGGAAGCAGAAGAATTAAATGAATATAAAATAGATTACATGGATTATGGACTTATTATAGAAAGGAAGAAACAAACTAAAAACTCTGTAGATATTAAAAATATTAATAATCTTTATTATAAATCAAGCAAAATTTTATTATCAGGAAAAGGACAATTTATATCTAAATATCAATGGACAAATCAAATCGATAATAATAAAGTGGTTGATGACTCTTCATTTTGGGAAGATTTAGATACATATTATTTATTTAAACTTGACTAAAATTTAAATATGATTTATCATTATAATTAATGAGCGAAACAGAATCTACGGTAATATCTCCAAATATTTCATTTTTTACTAGTGAAAAAGATGAAGCTCCTTGCTTAAATTGTCCACCTAAAAATATTAAAAGAAATTCATACGGTCTTCTTGAAGACGAAAGCATTAAATATATCTTCAACGAAGATGGATCAATAAATTGGCGAGCTATGGTAAAATCGCAATATCTAGTACCAAATCGCCAAAGAACTCAAGAAACTGATATATCAAAATTAGAAGATAAAGATCTTTTGATTTTATTAGGAGGAATTAAAGAATTAGCTCAAATAAGAGGATATACAGATGTAAGTTATAATGTAGTTTCGGCAACCGACTCTTATTTTGCTACTAGTTGTAAAATAACATGGACTCCTAATTATGAAACCCAAGGTCAAAAAGTAACTTTTGAAGCTTTAGCAGATGCCTCTATACAGAATACCAAAAGTTTTGCAAGATTCTTTTTAGCTGCAATTGCAGAAAATAGAGCTTTTGTTAGATGTGTAAGAAATTTTTTAAAAATTAATATTGTATCTCAAGAAGAACTAGGGGACGCTAAATTAATAGATGAATCTCCTTCTCAGGAAAATCCAACATCTCCACACGCTCTCTTAGATAAGATAATGAAAGAAAAAAATATATCATTTGATAATCTAAAATCAAAACTTATAAAAGAAAAATTTGAAAATGCCGAAGCCGTGAAGAGCGTTCTAGATATACCAAAATCAAAAATATTTGAGCTAATAGAAAGAATTAAAAAAATAAATTAAATAGTTTTTTTTCTATTACTATTAGGAATATCTTTTTCTTGGAAATAGACTTCTGCAGCGCCTCCTGGAGAAATAATTTCTTTTTTACTTGCATCCCTTCCGGCCCAATCTAAAACTGGAGGAATTTTTAAAGTTGCTGGAAATTTAATATCAAATTGAGAATTATCTACCGCGCCCCATGGCGCAGCAAATGCGACAAATGTATTTTGAACAAATTCTATTGTCGGAGGCCTGAATGTATCTTCTTTAAATTGTACTGGATACATAGAAAATCCATATTCTATATCTTTTTGAAAAGAAGGTTGATCTATTTCTTTTTGTTTTTCATTTTGCTCTAACGAAGCCAACTCTTCTTTCCATGGTATTAATAGTTCTCCTACTGGTATTCCATCTCCATAATTAGAAGCTCCTTGTCCAACTGGCAAAAATAATTTGTCTAAAACTCCAGCTGTATAAACATATACAAATGGATAATATACGGTATTTGTATGTCTTTTTTTTATATATTTATTAAAAATACCATTTTCTTTTCCTTTATAATCTTCTCGATCAAGAGTTGTTTTTTTCTTTTTTTTATCATAAATAAAATTTGGTCTAAAGAAATAAGCGCTACAATCAATAAATATTCCTCTACCATAACCTTGAATATTTTTTTCTAAATTTTCTAAAAATTCTTTCTGATTCTCTCCTTGTTTATTTTTTATTTTTTTATCTATAGATTTTCTTGTAGCGAACCCCACATTTTCTTCTTCCAATTGTTTCTTGGCTTTTTTATAATATGCCTCTACGGTTTTTTCTTTTATTTCTTTTTGTTTATTTAAATTAAAACTTAACGAAGAATTATTTGTTCTTGATGAAGCTAAAGAAAGCATATTTGTAATTAAAGGGCCACCGGCCATTAAATGATTTGAATGAGTAAATTCTGCATTGCCAAAATCAGTATTAAGCTTATTATATTCTATTTGATTTACATAATTAGTAAATTTTAATGATCCTACTGTTATTTTATTTGCGGCTTTATCTTTTTCATCGATATCAAATTCAGGAGTTAAGACTCTTTGACCTAAAATTATAGAATTTTTGTTTTTATTTAAATAGCCTTTCTTTTTTATTCTAAAATTTCTAACATATCTTTGAGCATATTGAATTACATTTTTTCTAGCGGGAATACCTATCCGTTCAGCGGCAATGCCTAAAGCAATTCTAGACACAGGTATTTTAAATTTGTCTAAATCTTCTTCTTGTATAGGTTCTACTTTTAATTGAAATTCTCCTTGTGGATTAGGAGTTAAAGGAAATGGAGATTTTTTGTATCCAATGAATTGAAGTTTTAATTGAGATATTCCCCAAAATAACCTAGTAAAAGATATAACATCGTATGGTATAAAATCAAATTTAAATATTCCAGCGCCCCTTCCATTTGCAATTTGCCAATATTTATATCCTAGTGGACTATTCGCATAAAGATCACCATTTATTGGTATGTTTCCAAATCTTATTGATCTATTAGAAGATCTTTGTAAAATTTTTGGATAATTTTTCATTTTTTATCATCTTCTTTTAATTTAAAATCTGGTGGAAAATATAAATATGTTCCACCAAAAAATGGAATACCATAAGTTATTGGATATCCATCATAATTAAATAATTGTAAAATAATATTGTCTTTTACAATTTGCACTAAAGTCTGATTTATATTTTGTCCCCCAATTGTAAAATTAGCGCTTTTACCTTTTAAATTAATATTAGGAGAAAAATAAGCCAATGGTATATATGCGTATTTTTGTCTTCTTGGTAAAGTACTATCTTTTATAGAACCGTCATTATCATATTCAAGTTTTGGTTCAAAACCAATTAATTCTGGAAAATCTCTCCAAGCTGGTTCTGTAGATTTTGGATTACTTTTTGCAGATTCTGGACCTACTTTTATTTCTGCATTTTTTACAGTCAAATTTGTTTCAATTTCTAATTCAATATAGACTATAGAATTTGGGCCCGCTTCAATTTCTTCTCCTAATTTTTTTATTATATGTCTATCAGTATTTTTTTCTTCAGCTTTTATCAAGCTTTCTGTTTCTTTATCTAAATATTCTTGAGCTATCATTATATCTTTCATATTAAAAGATTTATATATAACAGAATCTTTATTTACTACTATTAGCGTTTTGCCTTTGTCATCTAATTTAATTTCAACATCAAATGGTGTTGCTATTGTTACTGGAGAACCTACGCTGACAGATTTTCTTATAGACATATTAATTTACTCCAAATCTATCTCCGGTAGGAGGAATTATTGGGGTGTTTAATTCTGTATTACCGGTTAGTATTATATTATAACTAAATCCAGATAAACCACTATTTAAATTTATATTTAATAATGCTAGATCTGTACTTTGAAAATCTGGTTGATTTGTATAACTTACTGCAAATCTTTTTATATTAACTAAATTAGTTGAAAATCCAGTATAATTTGTAAAAATACCGCTTTCATTAAAATATCCTGTATTTTTAATATTAGTAAAAGATAAATCATTTAATTCATATAAATCCCATAAACCAGTAAATGGTCGATATCCTAATAATCCAGTTATTTCTTTTTCTATTGTCCCAGTTATTAATTTTTCAAAATATCCAGTTATAAACATTCCAGTAGTTAAATTTCCTGTAAAAATAACTCCTGATAATGGAGTTATTTGGACATTAAAGTTTTGTCCACCGGTAAAAAATTCATTTTCTAAAAATGGTGCATTTCTTGAGCCTTGAGAAATTATTCTAAAATTATTTCCTAACTCTCCAGAAATTAACGATTCTAGCATTAAACGTTCTTTTAAATTTATATAATTAACATATCCTGCATTCCCTAGTCCATCTATAGTCGCTCCATAAGCACCAGCAAATAACGCATCTCCATTGTTATTTAAAGATACTGCAGCGCCAAAGCTCTCTCCACCTATAGGATTATATTTTGTATCGTCTCCTGTAAAAATTAATATTTGAGACCAACTATTTCCACCTCCAGTGAAGATGTAAACTGCTCCTGCA